ATACGGAGACCCCCCGGATGGCCCATGCCCCCGGCCTCTAAGGAGGCTATGCGTGTCTGAATCCGTAGGATTATGAGCTACTTACAATGCTAAAGCATTGTTATCTATTGTTTTTTAAAACAATAAGGGATTCTTGTCCTCTAAAATACAAGTATTTTAAGGGGAATTTTTGGGAGTAACCCCAAGGGGTTAGGTTATGGTCAACCCTAAAGGGTCAAGGCGCAGAGGCATACCCCTAGCTTTTCCTTGCGCATAATGCTCACCAAAAGATCAGAAAGTTTCCCCTAAAGGGGAAGTCAATCACGGAAATTCCGAGAATAGCCAACCCCCTAAAGGGGTTGACAATGGGATCGAATTAGGGTTACTTTGTAAGGGCTTCATCGGCAAATCGATGAGGCAGCAACCTTAACTTAATTCGGAGAATTAACATGACAAAATCAGCTACTTTACCTACGGTAACCTTGGACAGCAAATTCACTGTAGGTCGTAAGACCTATACTTTGACTGATGGAATCAGTCATGCCGTAGCTTGTTATGACAAGCTTTACCTGATCCAAGAGGATCAGTTAGCTCTCTACAGAGAGCTTGGAAACATCTTGCTTCAGATTGAAAATCTGTTCGGTGGTGACAAGAAAGCCTACGGCTCCTTTATCAGTAAAACTGATATGTCGAATGAGAACATCAGCTCTGCTGATAAGTATGATGCCAAATGGATTGCCACTCACTGGACTAAAGTCCAGAAGTTAAACAAAGCTGGTAAGCTTTCAGCACTTGGCGTATCTTCGATACGGAAGATTGTTCTGGAAGCTCATCCTGAGCTTCGTAAGAAGCCTAAAGCTTCTTCGGCTGGTAACACCTCGAAGGGCAAGCCGAAGGCTTCTGAACAGCCTAGTAAGGCTGAGGAGATCATCAAGAACACTGTCTTTGAGACAGTGGTAGCCAAGAACGAAAAGGAACTTGCAGAGCAAGTTTATGAAGCTCTTGAAGCCGGAGGCTTTAACAGATCCACATTTGCAAAAGAGCTTGCAAAGCTCTTCAAGTAAATCATTTAGCCCCCTTCGGGGGGCTATTCAATCTCGGAAATTCCGAGAATAACTTTAAATCGGAGATTTAAAATGGAATATTGTGGGGTTCAAATCTTGGAGTATTCAGATACTGAATACTGTTTTTGCTATCAAGGTCGTTTAATAAACGACAGACATAGTTTACCAGTTCTCCTTAAAAAGGAGAGTGACCATTGGGTTAACAAACATAAAGCCGAAGGCTTTATAGATTGTTTGATTGCTCTTGGTGAAATATAAAAGAAGCTCCCTTCGGGGAGCTTTTTTTTGTTTATACTTCTTTGAAGTATAGTCGATCACGGAAATTCCGTGATTGATTTTTTTTCTTTTGTATGTGTGTAGCTAATTACATGCCGACAAAAGTCTATCAAGAATAGGAGTACATGCCGTGAACTTTATATTATTTTTTGCTTGGTTATTAATACTTGTATCTACTTCAAGTATATTATTAATAGTAGCTTATACTACTATTAATCCTATAATATTATTATCATTACTACCTGTAGTAATGTTACTTTCTGTTTTAGCTTTTGATCGGGGGTGATCATGCGTGTATGTTTCTATGATGATGAGGGGTTTATGTTTTCTTATCTTACCTGTCGTGACATGCGTCAAGTATCTAAGATACTTAAACGTTTCCCTAGTAATGCAAAACTAATCACGGAAAATCCGAGAATGAAAAGGAGAATAAAATGAATTATGCTATACTTGTTTTGAATAAAGATGGTGAAGTTATCTTTGATAGTGGGCCATATGATGGCGACTGTGAGGTAGCTGGGCGAGCTATGAAACGTGCCGCCAATAGGTGGGAAAAGCGTGGCTACGAAGTAGAATTTCGTGAAAGAAAAGGAGAATAACATGAGTAACGTACCTTTAGATTTAGGTAATGGATATACCTTATCCATTGTTGCCGATACTGGCGGCTTAGTAGAGGTAGCACTAATACATGATGATCATGGATTTATTAATACAAGTTTGTGGTTTTATGATTTGACTAAGGCATCAGATTTTTATGATGATGTAGTGAGACACATGAATGCCGATCAATTAATAATTGCTTTGGTAAAAGCAAAAGCATATGCAAAAGGAGAATGACATGCATATAGAACACATTGCAGAGAACAAGGTTGTTGTTCACAAGAAGTCTATGGTATCAGGTAGGCTAAACTCTATGCTTTTACCTACGACTCAAGGTAAGATAGAGTACTGGATTGAATCAGGTAAACTGATTCAGGATGTCATGCCTGATTTAAATGATAATCAACGTGAGTTCTTGATGTCAGGTATTACACCTCGTGAATGGAATGATATGTTTGGTGAGGAGGATTAAACTATGCCTAAGTGTGAAAACTGTGGTGACGAAGAAGAAGTTCTGTATTATACAGAATGGGGGTATGAGTGCGGTGATCTATGTGAAGTGTGCTCAGAAATGTTTCTAAATATGGAGGATGAAGATGCAGATTAACAAACGTGACAGGTCTGCCCTACGTGCCGACAAATATTGGCGGTCTATATGGCATCGACAGATGCTGTTTAAAACAAAACCCTTGACATCTGTTTCATCCTGTGACAGAACTAAGGAAATTAATGGCAACAAGGAGTTAAGCCAATGTCCAGATCCTACCTCGTCTATCAGTTCAGACCAGAAGTCTATGACATAATTAATGAGAACCCTCAATCAGAGATAGCAAGGATTGCTTTTGATCTAAGACTTCTTAATGAGAAGTCTGCAGAGCAGAGTGTCAATGATGCCTTGTTTCATAACATGTATTACCCAACCAAGTTCCTGCATCTAGGTGTGCTATCTGAATCTGTTGACCCACTAGAGGCTGTCTTTGATGCAGGGAATGGCTATGGTAAAGCTAAGGTTACCACCCTTGCTAAGGGTGACACTAGCCTATCTGTAGGTAATATAATTGTACACTTGCAGCAGAACAAGGTATATCTATGTATGCCTACTGGATGGCATGAGCTTTCACGAGAGCTAGACTTTTGCCTTAAATTGTAATCACGGAAATTCCGAGAATGGAGAATCAAATGAAAACCGAAATATATTATAACCTACATAAGCATGTCTTTTCTGTAAGGAAAAGAAACGGTAAGGTTCAATGGCATACTAATAGTATCATAGCACATAAGCCTGTTTTTGCAGTGCAACCTGCAGGGTGGGCAAAGACTCAGGATGAGCAGGTCAAGAATGTACATGCGTTTGTTAGACCTCAAAGCATTGAGGTGGATGCTGATCTATGGTTTCAAGACCCGGACTATGCCCATGATCCTGACATAGACAGGCTTGAGCGTGTCAGGTATAACCCATATCATGCGAACACATTTGTAGATGAGCACGATGAGCCGATCTACCATGCTGAGGTTGCTTATTTGTATATTGACAAACAAAATAAACCTGTCATAAAGGTGTTCAGAACTTAAACGAAAATCTAATCACGGAGATTCCGAGAATGCTTTACTACATAGAAAATCAAGAAGGTTTATGGTGGTCTAACACAGATGGTTGGTGTAATAATACACGATCTTTATTTAACCAAAATGAAAAAGAGATTTTTAATCTACCCATAGGTGGTGAATGGAAGGAGTTAATACAATGACTTTATCCACACAAGAAATGAATGATCTACTTAAATATAACTCAGACATAGGCATGGCTGCATCTGCTAGGCCAATTAACGAGACTGAAAATCACGATGGTTCTTGTGACTACAGAACAGATTACTGTGATGAGACTTGTTATAATGTTAAGTTATATAGGATTTATCCAGACATGGCTAAACGTGATGACAGATGCGAGACTATCTGGCAGAAACTAAACAAGTCTAACTCTGACTTCACTAAATTCTTTAGTCGTAAACGGTACGATACTAGTCGTGTTCGTCACATGACCAGAGGCGAAGCCTTCAAAGATGTAATTGATGTGTATCGTGTCAAGACTATGTGCCTACTTAACCCGGATACTACATGGTGGATTCCTACCAGAGCATGGCGTAATCCACGCCTCAAAGCTCTGATTGAGAAAGAGCTTATGCCTCTACCTAACTGTGCCATTAATGCATCACTCGACCCATCCAACAGCAAAGCTGAATGGAAAATGTTGATTGATGACGATTGGAATATCATGTTCTATGGTGATGATGACTTGACATCTGATCCTGTTTATGGAACAAGAATGTTCCTATGCCCTAAGACCCACAAGGATCTCAAGGGTCACTGCAAGGACTGCAAGGCAGGTTGCTTTGCACAAAAGACTATTAACCGCACACAGATTGTGCATCTATCAGAACACTAATCACGGAATTTCCGAGAATGAAAGGAGTCGATATGGGTATCGAAAATAAACTTGAAGAAGCTATAACTAAATGGACAGACAGTTTAGAGATAGATCAGTTAATTAATTACGTCCAAGAAGATCTCTGGGTGTATTACACTGAAAGCGCAGATGAAGAAGAAGCTTTAGAATTTATAACTGAAATGGAAGTAGGATAAAAGGAGAAGACTAATGCCATTTGATACAACAACATCATTCGTACCAGAGCACTTGGACTTTGAAGTAGAGTTCGAGGAAACTAAATTCAAAGACAAGAAGTATGTAATCAATGCTAATACAGGTGAATACCTTGGTATTGTGGGCAAGGACTTTACTTGTGCCAATCATGGTGACTTCTTTCGTAATGTCGTAGACACTGCGACTCAGGAGTTACAAGAAGGTGATTTACATAATGCAGAGTTTAACTTCAGGACTGCTCGTGGTGGTGCTTGGGCTATGCTCGACATCACATTACCTAGCATGAAGACTGTAATAGAAACTGATCGACATGAAACTGAGATAGGTAATCGTATTATATCATTACATGGTATTGATGGGTCATGCTCTAATCAGGTATTCTTTGGTGCTATTGATTTCTTTTGCACTAATGGATGTATACGTGGTGATCACGATAAGATTCGCAGGAAGAACACTTCTAATTTCTCACTTAGTTCATTCATAAATGAGCTATCTAATTTGCGGTCTGACTTTTATGAACAGTCTATCAAGATGAAAACATGGGCGCAGACTAGTCTCAAAGATGTAGATGTAGAAGCATTGCTAGAAGCAATGATACCATCAGAACGTAAAGCTAAAAAGATGTATCAGCTATACCGTTCAGAAGCATTTACTCGTGGAGAAAACAAGTGGGCCTTGTACTCTGCCTTCACTAACTATGCATCTTATGCAGATAATCGTAATGGTTTTAATCTGCGTAATACAGGTAATGACACACAAGCTACCTCAATGTGGGGTAGAGAACAGGAGGTATCTAAGTGGGTTAGCGATGATCGCTTTTTACTAGCAGCTTAATCACGGAATTTCCGAGAATAGAAAGGAACTACAATGACTATGACACCAGAAGAAATCGCAAAGAACCATCAAGAGTGGGCAGACAAACGAGAAGCACGTAGGATAGAGCTTGAAGAAAAATGCAGTAACTTAACAGAGGAACAAATAACTGCAATTAAATTTGCCTATGAAACAATACAAGAAGCGGAAGGCAATCTTAGCGAAATGTTTGACATTACGATAGATGATGCTAGAAGTATATCTAAAGCAGAAAGTAAGTTAAGAATGTCTTTTCCTCATTTATGTAAGCACCCTTATTATTCTTAATACAAACACAAAGGAGTTAAACATGTTTGTACTTGTAGCAACTAAACCACTCAATGACGGAACAAAAGGGTTTCGTTTCAACCTCTTAGGTAAGAAAGGATTGTACCGTAAACGTAATCGTGACTCTCGTGGTTGGTTTAAATATGAACCACTTAGTACTATGAACGCCTATCACTTTGGCAAACGTAGTTTGTATATTGAACATGCTTATGGACGTAAGCTGTATCACTTTGCAGGGTAACACATGGATTACTACGTAGTAGAAATGTATGTTGACGAATTGGAAGAGTGCCTCATTATGAGGTGCTCGACTATCGAAAGTGCTAGTCTTATCTGTGAAAAACTAGAAGAAGCATTTCCTAATGCTGTCTTTGACATCATGGATACTGAACCTGTAATAAAAATGAGAGACTATAACTTGGAAAGGTATGAAGAATTGCGAAGTGTTTTGACATCTAAACCAAGAAGTCCACAACTAATTGTGATAGAAGGGGGTAAGCGTTAGTGTTATGTACTATGTAGAAGTTATCCATAAGGATGAAAAAGTAGCTGGATCTTATCAAGATCTTCTTTCGGATAGTGTTGATGTAGCAAATAAACTTTCGTTTGCAGATTGCACTGTAACTATATACGAATGTGTTAAGACATTATGTAGCATTGATAAAATCAATAAGGTTTTATCTTGGAAAGATGACGGTTACAGAACATAAACTTTAGTGGGGTATTGCATTGCAGTACCCTACTATGCTACTCTTAATTTAAAGTATTACTATGAGGATTATAAATACTATGTATAAATATACTAAAAAAGTAACCTTAAAGAGTGGTACTGCATGGAAATTTGTACCACCTCAAGATGCTATTGATTCTGGTGTCGTACAGAGACAGACCTTTCGTGATGGTAGGGCTGCACGATATGAGATACCTAGACTAGTAGAAAAGGTGGAAGCCTTTAGACGTGGTGATATTGTCGCAGGAAATATTGGGCCTAACTCTACGATATTACAGATTTATAAATACTATGTAACAACTACACACTTTAGAGAGTTAGCATATAACTCACAAAGAACTTACGATAGCACTATGGATGCAATTGCTAATACAAGTATTAATAATAAAAAATTAGGTGCTATTAAAATAAAAGATCTTACTGCTATGCATTGTACAGAAGCTTATGAAGAGTGGTGTGAAAGTGTTAGTGTGTCTAAAGGGAATCAGTGTGCAAGAATCTTTTCATTATTAATAAATTTTTGTATATCTATTGATTTAATTATGTATAACCCTATGTCCAAAGTTCGTAAAAGAAAACATGAAACAAGGAATACAACATGGACACAGGAACAAGTAGAAAAGTTTCTTGATACTGCATTCACTGATTTTGATTGGCGTAATGTAGGATTAATTGTTTTGATGTGCTATGAGTGGGCACAAAGACCTACTGATATAAGATTATTAAAGTGGTCTTCAATTAATTTTAAAGATAAAAGAGTTAAAATAAAACAAACTAAACGTGGTGCAGAAGTAGAGCTACCAATCTCTGATGAGATTATGGAGATGCTCACTCAGCAGAAAAAAGATTGGGACTTCCAAGACTATGTAGTACCACACCAGAGGCCATCAGATGGTGCTTACAGTCCGTTAAACATTGCTCAGGTATCGGTACTCGCTAACCAAGTTAAAGAAGCTGCAGGACTGCCATCTGATTTGCGTGTTGGAGATTTAAGGAAGAGTGCCATTGTGGAAATGATCGACTCAGAGGTAGATCATCTAGCTATTATGTCAGTGACAGGACACCAGAATATCTCGTCACTTAATCCATACCATAAGCATACCTATGCTGCAGCTAAGTCTGCATTAGAAAGGAGAAAGAAATGAAAAGACTAGTACCACCAGAGGTGTTTGAGCATTGGGCTACATGTTTCCAAGAGGGTAAACTGTCTGATGAATACGGAAAAGAATTAGCTGAGGTATTATTTTTACTTGCAAATAATGCAAGATTTGAAATAGAATACGCACAAAGATATCATGGTGATCAGTATGACAACACGATACATTAAAAATCCTATGGCTAAAGATCTTAGACAACCTAAGTATAAACAACAGGTAATACCTAATAAGAAAAAACCTGTACCTAAACGAAAAGAAAAACACAAAGGAAAGGATTAAATGTTACAAACATTTTATATAGATCACATGGGTACTGACCTGTCAGTAGTTAATGCTGCAAGGGTCAGCTTTAATAAAAAAAGCACATGGGCTGGTCAAGAAGATGGACTACATGATGGCGAAGGTGGTATGGGTGTGCTAAATACTGCTGATTCAAAACTAATACGCTACTTAGCCAAGCATAAACACATGTCACCCTTTGGACATTGCTTTGCATCCTTCCATGTTAAAGCCCCTGTCTTTGTGGCACGTCAGCTAGTCAAGCATAAGTTCCTACGGTGGAATGAGATTAGCCGTAGATATGTTGACAGTGAGCCTGAGTTTTATGTACCTACAGATTGGCGTGGACGTAGTGAAGATAAAAAGCAGGGGTCTGAAGGTACTATAACAATATCAAATGATATTGTAGAGGATGTATACGATGAAGTTATTGGACGGTATAGACTTCTGTTAGACATAGGCGTATGCCCTGAGCAAGCACGTATGGTACTGCCACAGTCTATGATCACTGAGTGGTACTGGTCAGGTAGCTTAGATGCATTTGCTGACATGTGTAACCTACGTTGTAAGCCTGACACACAGTACGAGACACAGGTTGTAGCTGGACACATTGACACAGAGATGTCTAAGTTGTTCCCTGTGTCGTGGAAAGCATTAAGGGAGAATGAATGATGAGAGGTAACATTGACGGTGCAATCAAGGCGTCTGCTATTGTAGCTTTACTGATAGCTGCGCCACCTGTGTTGATAGCTATGACGTATGACGAATACCCAAAGTACTGTAAGCTGTCGATATTATTGCCATGTATAGGAGTAGAGAAATGATGTTAGCAAACATAACACTTAAAAATAACGAAGGTAAACGAGTAGCCTACCTGACCATAGATTCATCTGGGTATTATGATTTTACTTGTGAAGGTTTTGTAGAAAATGCTTGGTCTATGGCAGATCAAATGGCTGCAAATTTATCAGCGGATCAAGGATATCTAATTGACATGAATATACAGTTAGATTTAAGAGATTTAGGATGAATAAACAGATGAGTGACATAATCAAAGTAACAGATATAGAAGAACACGAGGATGGTAGTGCTACACTTCAAGTAGAGTGTGACCCTGAGATATTCGCAGCTATCTTTAACGTAGGGTTTATTGAGTTAGTAAAGCGAGGTTTAGAATCAGAAAGGAGTGAAGATGTACGCAGTTCAGATTGAGATAGAAAAAGGTGAGTACACTTTAGTACGAAAGGAAAATCCTTGGACTTATGATTCAGAAGTTCTTTTATTTGAAACAAAAGAAGAAGCAGAAGCTGAATCAACAAGATGGAATACAGGTATTGTAGTAGACTACAAACGATACATAAGACCTATGACTAAGGAAGAACGTACTAGATCTATTCAAAGGAATAGAACCTTTGTTAGTAAGTGAGTATATACCGTACATAATTTCCTTATCTGTTGTCGTAGGTAGTATTGCATTCATACCTCTTTGGCTGCTATACTTCGGTTTCAGAAATTTAAAAACCTTTATCAAAGGAAAAACAAATGTCAGATAATCCACATTCACCCTGCCCTTATGAAGACTGTAGCTCTTCAGATGCATTCAATTGGAATGATGATGGTTACGGTCACTGTCACTCATGCAGTAGGGCATACCCAATGAAAAACATGCCCACTACATTTGATTGGGTTAAGCAGGAGTACCCCTTGAAAGAACGTATTCAACCACAAAACATACAAGTCACTGGTGTGAAGTATGATGGCATCAGAGGTATTGATCCTGATGTATGCAAGCTATATGGTATACAAATACAGACTGGCCCGAACGGTGAGGATGTACGCTATGCATATAAGTACCCACATACAATTAAATATCGTATGTGTAATGACAAATCAAAGTCATGGGTCAAAGATCGTGGCTTAGGTATGAACCACCTGTTTGGCCCTGAGTTCAATGCTGGTACAGGTAAACGTATCTATCTTACAGAAGGTGAGTTTGATGCAGCTAGTTTGTATCAGATCCTTGGCAAAACATTTCCTGTTAAGTCTTTACCTTCTGCATCTATTGGTGAGAAGTTCATCAAGCACAATCTAAAATACCTAACATCATTCAAAGAAATTGTGTATGCAGGTGAGCTTGATGATGCAGGACGTAGGGCTGCAGATAAATTGTATCAGGCATTCCCTGAGAAGTTTTATTATGTACCTATGACTGAGTGCAAGGATGCTAATGAGTTTCTTGAGACAGGTAAGCATGAGAAACTTATGTGGGCTGCACGATCACCACAACGTTATACACCAGAGAATTTCTTTTGTTCTGATGCTGATGTAGAAGCAGCAATCAAGAATGAAAATCCATATGAGTATGTACCAACAGGTCACACTGGCTTGGATGAAAAGATACGTGGTATGGTTAAGGGTGGGCTTACGTTTATCAAAGCCCCTCGTGGTACTGGTAAGACTGAGGTGATCAGATACTTTGAGACAGGGTTACTTAACAATGGTGATACATCAGTAGCAATGCTGCACATGGAAGAAATGAAGTCTACTACCTACCGTGCTATGGCTACATATCATCTAGGTGTAAACGTTAGAACTAAAGAAGATGCTGCCAACAACAACGTGTCAGAGCAAAACGTTATTGAAGCGGCTAAGATTGCAACCAAAGGTGAAAGGACAATTATCTTTGAGATGATGTCACACGATGACCCACTCAAGCTGCTAGATTATGTACGTCTAGCTGTTACAGTCTATGGTGCTGGCTATATATTTATTGACCATGTACAACGTCTAGCCTACCTATCTAACTCAGGTGTAGATGGTGCTACTAGTACATTGACTACACTAGGCTCACGTATGGCTCAGTTAGCTAAGGAGCTAAACATTGGTGTAATCTTTATCTCTCAAGTCAATGATGATGGACGTACTAAGTATGCTGCATCACTTGAGGAAGAGGCAATCATTTGTATTAAGCTGGAACGTACAGCAGAAAGTGAGGACGAGGTAGAGCAGAATACAACAACCTTTATCGTAGATAAGAACAGACCCTTTGCTAAGTTAGGTAGGGCTGGATCAGTATACTATGATCCATCAACAACCATACTAAGAGAGGATTTGTTTACACAAGAATCACAGGTGGCGTAATGATATTTGATGTAGAAGCTGATGGCCTCTTAGATGATGCCACTAAGATACATTGCATGTCGTTTACTAGGGATGGCTTTCCTATGTGTTCGACAAGTGATTATGGTGCAATGAGAAACATATTACTTAATCAAAAAGTTTTGATAGGTCATAACATTGTACGTTACGATGTACCATTACTAGAAAAAATCTTAGGTATTAAGATCAAAGCTAAGTTGTATGATACATTACCTATGTCATGGGTAATTAATACTGATAGACCTAAGCACAGTCTTGAGTCTTTTGGTGAAGACTTTGGTGTACCAAAGCCTGAGATAAATGATTGGGTAAACTTATCTCAAGAAGAGTACATACATAGGTGTCAAGAAGATGTTAAGATAACTAAAAGACTTTGGGAAAATCTTATCCAAAGATTCATGATGGTTTACAAAGATAAATCTAACCTTGATAGATTCTTTCAGTACCTTACATTCAAAATGAAATGTGCTTATGCTGCAGAAGAAAGTGGCTGGAAGCTTGACGTTGATTTAGCTAAAGATTGTGTAGCTAAACTTAAAGCTGAACAGGACGAAAAGATTACTGAGTTAAAAACAGTAATGCCTATGCGTACTTTGTTTAGAAAGAAGTCAAAGCCAAAGGTAATGCATAAGAAAGATGGTTCTCTATCTAAACAGGGTGCTGAATGGAATGCTTTACTTCTAGAGCATATGCATCCCTCTGACTATATCGGTGAAATAGAAATAGTAAAAGGAGTTGAAGAGCCTAACCCTAAGTCAAGTGATCAAGTAAAGGCATGGCTGTTTGATCTAGGTTGGAAGCCCTGTACATTTAAGTTTGTTGAGGATCGTAAGATACCACAAGTACGAAAGAATGGTGAGCTTACTAACTCAGTTAAATTATTAATTGATGCCAACCCTACCGTTGGTGTACTTGATGGCCTTACCGTTATTCAACACAGGCTTGGAATCTTTAAAGGTATGTTAGAGTGTGAAGTTGATGGTTATGTTAAGGCAGAGATTGAAGGTCTTACTAATACACTAAGATTCAAACACAAAAAGCCTTTAGTAAATCTTCCGGGTATAGATAAGCCTTGGGGTAAAGAAATACGTGGTTGTCTTGTAGCACCAGAAGGTTATGTATTATGTGGTGCAGATATGACATCACTTGAAGATACAACTAAGCGTCACTATATGAAACCATATGACCCTAAGTATGTAGAAGAAATGTCTCAGGATGGATTTGATCCACACTTAGACTTAGCTAAACATGCTGGTGCGGTGACACAAGAAGATATCGACAAGCATAATGCAGGTCAAATTAATTTAAAGTCACTACGAAAAAACTATAAGGTTGTTAATTACTCAGCTACCTATGGTGTTGGTGCAGCAAAACTATCCAGAGAAACTGGTATGACAGAACAAGAAGCTAAAAAACTTTTGAATGCATACTGGGAACGTAACTGGTCTGTCGCAGAGTTTGCTGCAGACAACCTAAAGAAAGTAAAGCTTATCAATGGACAAATGTGGGTACAAAATCCTGTCAGTAAGTTCTGGCATACTCTTCGATATGAGAAGGATGTATTCTCTACACTCAATCAATCTACAGGTGCTTACTGTTTTGATAAGTGGGTAGCTTACTATCGTATGGCAAGACCAAATATTGTAGGTCAGTTCCACGATGAATCAATTAACCTTGTTAAAAAAGGTGACGAACAACAACACAAACTTAAACTTGTGTCTGCTATTAATAAATTAAATAAGGAGTTAAAACTTAATGTTGATCTAGGTATAGATGTACAGTTCGGAAATAAATATTCCGAGATACATTAAAAAAGTTCTTGCATGTTCTTTTTAATACATGCTACAATTCAATTCTAGTCTTTAAAGGAGTTAGCAAATGGCTAAAATAACAGTAACAGGTATTGCTCAATGGGCAAAAGTATTTGAACAAAACCGTGATCTTGAGGGTTATCAAGGGCAGTGGCGTGACACTGATGGACGCTGTACGATTGAGATGATTCTTGACGAGGACAATACAGCACGTATCAAAGCTGCTGGCTGCATGTCATCAGGTAAGGATGATCCAGAAGGACGAGGACGTGCCTTTAAGTTTACACGTAAGTTTGATACCCCCAATGATTGGGATGGTGGAGCACCTGCAGTGTACAAACCAGATGGTACTGTCTGGGATTTTGAAGCTGATGGGCCTATCGGCAATGGTTCTGAAGTTCTGGTAGAACTAGATGTCTACAAGAACAAACAGTACAGCACTGTTACTACACGACTTGAACGTGTTAAGGTAATGAAGCATGTATCATACGATGGTTCATCAGGTATGTCTGGCCCAGATCCTTTTACTAAAGATATTACGTCAGGTAGTGTAGTCGCTGCACAAACTAATAATGTTGAGCTTGCATCAGAAGAAATCCCATTTTAAGGAGTAGGTTATGCCTAATATAAATACGTTAGTCGAAGATATTTATTCTGTAATTGAAGGAAAGGGTGGGTGGGATAGAACAATTACGGAATACTTAGCACGTAATATAGCTGATGTTGCACACGATAGGTTTAAGGAACCTCAGAAACCCAGAGGATATTTAAGTTTATCCTCTGTGGGTTCACCCTGTAAAAGAAAGACTTGGTATAGAATAAATAAAACAGAAGAAGCTGCACCATTAAAGCCTCAGTTACTCGGTCTTTTCTTTTACGGGGATCTTTTAGAAACTCTACTGCTTGCCTTAGCCAAGGCAGCAGGACATGATGTTCAAGGTGAGCAGGATCGTTTGTCTGTTCACGGTATCAAAGGTCACAGGGATGCGGTCATTGATGGTGTGACAGTAGATGTTAAGTCTGCGTCACGTTATGGAATGCAGAAATTTAAAAATCATGTACTACGTGATGACGATCCCTATGGTTACATCAGTCAGTTAAGTTCATATGTATATGCAGGTAAAGATGATCCACTTGTAACAGATAAAAAACGTGGTGCTTTCCTTGTCGTACAGAAAGATAACTTTGAACTTTGTTTAGATACATACGACTTTACTGAAGAGTTAAAAAACAAAGAACAAGAAGTTAAAAAAGTAAAAGAGGTTGTGTCTGGAGATATACCAGAGGAACGAATAGCACCTATACCTCAGTCAGACACATCTGAAAATACTAAATTATCTTTTGCTTGTTCTGGTTGTGAATACCGTAAGACATGTTGGCCTGAAGCAAGAGTGTTTCAATATGCTGGTGGACGTAAGGAGTACTTGATTGATGTGGTTAAAAAACCAAAAGTACCTGAGTTAATAGATTGAGTAAACAAGGTAAGCAGAAAGGCAGGTTAGGCCAGCAAGAAATCAGGGATGCTTTACTAAAAGCATTTCCTGAACTTGAGCCTGATGATATAAAGTCAACTGTCATGGGTGATACTGGTGCAGATATACAATTGTCACCAGCAGCACGTAAGTTAATACCTATATCAATAGAAGTTAAAAGGAGAAAGTCAGCACTTAAAACAGTCTATGCTTGGATGTCACAAGCAGACAATCACACAGATAATCCACCTGTAGTTTTCTATCGTTCAGATAGACAGAAATGGTTAGTAGTAACTGAGCTAGATCACTACATAAAATTGCTTAGGAATAAAGATGGTAAACAGTGATCTTAGAGATAAGCCAGTTAAAATTTGGGATGTCATATCAGGTCCATATCCCTTAGAGCATCCTGATTTAGATGATGTACATTACAACCTATGTAAGGTAGAGGTAGATGGTAAGGTAGAAGATATAGAATATTTCTTTGATAGCTTTAACGATGCTTATGAAATGGTAAAATATTTTTCAAAAAATATTGAACCTATAGAAATTAAAATGGAAGATTGACATGGGGTTTTAGATGAGTATAACTAGGGGTTTCCGATATGAGGTTACTGTCAATATAAAGGTAGAACCAGATGCAAACTTTTTTGAGTCAGATCCAAGATATAATCTGAATGTGATTCAAGAACTAATACAGGATGTCCTGTATGACTTAGACGATATAACTGTAACAAACTGTGAGGTAAAAACAGATGACTAAACTAACATTAGACGATAAAGAATATGAAATCGAAGACATGAATGATGAACAGAAAGAGATTTTAAATATTTTAAATCTAGGTTCTAACTCCGCAAATCTTTTGAACCACATGATCCAATGTGTAAATGCAATTCAACAGATGAAAACAAATGAATTGAAACAATCATTGGAAGGTGATGAGGATGATAAATCGGAGTGATCTAGAAGCGTTTGGATATTTTGACATGTTTCAAAATAGTCCAGACTATGAGAAAGATCCTGTTCGTTTTTATAGCCAGTTTGTAGAGGACAAGATATTAACTAAAGGGCGTGATCGTCTAATAGAAAATACTCTTGGCCTCGCTGGTGAAGCAGGTGAGGTATCTGAAAAGATAAAGAAACTCTTTCGAGACAAGAATAAATTTAGTGATGAAGATATATTGAAAGAGTTAGGTGATGTGTTGTTTTACACAGTGGCTTTGGCAAATATCTTCGGTGGTAATCTACGTAAAGTTATGGAGATGAACATGGCAAAGCTAGATGACAGAGAGCAACGTGGTGTATTAAAGGGAAGCGGAGATAATAGATGAGTAACTACCTACCAACAGACTATCAATCATTTATCCATACATCACGATATGCACGATGGCTTGAAGACGAAGGACGAAGGGAGTCTTGGGATGAAACAGTATCTCGTTATGTAGATAATATTGTTGGGCCAGTTATTAATGATGACAACCCACATACTGCAGAAGAAATAGAACAAGCTATTCTTGGTCTAGAGGTTATGCCTTCTATGAGAGCTATGATGACCGCTGGTCCTGCTGCTAATCGTGATAATACTTGTATGTATAACTGTAGTTACTTACCCGTAGATGACCCTAAGTCCTTCGATGAGGCTATGTTTGTCCTCTTGTGTGGTACTGGTGTCGGGTTCAGTGTTGAGAGGCAGTTCATCAGTAAGCTTCCAGAAATTCCTGAGTTGTTCGACAGTGAGACTACTGTTGTTGTTGGTGACTCCAAGGAAGCTTGGGCTAAGGGTCTTCGACAATTAATCGCACTCCTTTATAGTGGTGAGATTCCTAAGTGGGATGTATCTAAAGTTAGACCTGCTGGTGCTAAACTAAAGACGTTTGGTGGTAGAGCCTCTGGCCCAGCACCTTTAGTGGATCTATTTAACTTTGTAATTAATACTTTTAAATCTGCACAAGGACGTAAGCTATCTAGCATTGAGTGCCATGACATTATGTGTAAAATCGGTGAGGTAGTTGTAGTAGGTGGTGTACGTAGGTCAGCTATGATCTCTTTAAGTAATCTCAGTGATGATCGTATGCGTCATGCTAAGTCAGGTGCATGGTGGGAGAATGATCCACAACGTGCCTTAGCTAATAACTCTGTGAGCTACACAGAGAAGCCAGATGCTGTATCCTTTATGCGAGAGTGGATGGCATTAGTAGAATCAGGAAGTGGAGAACGTGGTGTATTCAATCGTCAAGCAAGTAAAGTCCAAGCTGCTAAAAATGGTAGACGTAATCCAGACTACGAGTTCGGAACTAATCCTTGCAGTGAAATTATCCTTCGTCCATATCAGTTCTGTAATCTTACAGAGGTTGTTGTCCGTGCCACAGACAGTGTGGAGGATCTTGAACGAAAGGTCCGTCTGGCAACAATTTTGGGAACTGTCCAATCTACATACACTAAGTTCCCCTACTTGCGAAAGGTGTGGTCTAGAAATACAGAAGAAGAACGACTGCTTGGTGTGTCACTCACAGGGATAATGGACAACCCTTTGATGACTCTAAGTAACAAAGGATTGGAGAAGACTCTTGAACACCTTCGTGGGATTTGTGTATCTACTAATGCTGAATGGGCTGACCGTCTTGGTATACCTGTTGCTGCTGCAATTACATGCGTCAAGCCTTCGGGCACGGTCTCACAATTGGTGGATAGTGCCAGTGGCATACATGCTCGTCACAGTCCCTATTATATCCGTACTGTCCGTGGTGATAATAAAGATCCACTAACACAGTTTATGATAGATCAAGGCATTCCCAGTGAGCCTTGTGTTATGAAGCCAGATCAAACAACAGTGTTTAGTTTCCCACAAAAATCACCTGTCAGTGCTGTCGTTACAGAAGAAGTATCAGCCATTGAGCAGCTTGAAACTTGGTTGGCTTATCAACGTTCATGGTGCGAACATAAACCTAGCGTAACAATAAATGTACGTAAGGATGAGTGGTTTGAAGTAGGTGCGTTTGTTTATAAACACTTTGATGAAATGTCGGGTGTGTCATTTCTACCATACAATGAGCATACCTATCAGCAAGCACCTTATCAAGAGGTTGACAGTAATACTTACAACAATGTACTATTGACTATGCCTAAATCTATTGATTGGTCAAAGCTTTCAGAGTACGAAAAAGAAGATAACACGGTATCAATGCAAACAATGGCCTGTACAGGTGATGTTTGTGAAATGGTAGACATAACATAAGGAGAAAAATATGTTTGAAGTTATAACAGCAATAGCAGGTGTAGTAGTGTTAGCAGACTTTGTTATCCCACTGGTAGTGGATACAGTCTCAGGTTTGTTCTAGTGTATGTTTTAGTACTCATCATGAGCTTTCAAGGTAACATGAAAGTTCAAGCTTTTCACTCACTATTTACTGATTACAATACATGTATGAAAGTAGCAATAGCAATGGAAGAAAGATTGGTGAGTACTAAACCATCACCAGATGCGACTGCAAATACCTATTGCTTCGAAATACCAAAGAGTATATAATTTAAATCTCACTACAAAGGAGTACATCATGGATGTATATGTAAGACCTTTCAGAAAAAAAGTCTATGACAAAGTTGACACACCATCTAAAGAAGCACTTATCAAGTACTTAGAAGCTGAAGGTCACACTATCCTTAGCTCTACTGAAGATTACTATGCAGATGTTAAGTCAGAAAAAGATGGGGTTACTTACTACCATGAAGCTGAACGTAAGGCACAATGGAATGGTGATTGGCCTACCCATTGGGCAGAGGTTAGAATACCCGGACGTAAACGAAGACTAGTAGAAAAGTATAAAGATAATTTAAACAACTTGAATTTCTTTGTATTCAATAGGAGTTATAATAAAGCATGGAAAATTAATGGTACTCAAATGACAGATGCTTGCATTCAAAAACCAAAAGGTCCAAACTATAGAATGCCAGAGCATGAAACATTCTATCATATCCCTTACACAGAAGCAGAGCTAGTGGAAATCAAATGAGTAATGATCCAGTAAACAATCCAGCGCATTATAAGTTAGGCAATGGAGTGGAGTGTATTGATTACATCAAACAGGTTTTAACACCAGAAGAGTTTAAAGGTTACTGTCATGGTAACTTAATTAAATATCAACATCGACATGGATATAAAGGTAATCCTGTTGAGGATATGGAAAAAGCTGAATGGTACTTACGAAAAATGTTGGAAACTATGAAGGAGATTCATAAATGAAACCGTATGATGAAGGTATGAGAGCTTTTAAAACTGGTAAGTTGGGTAATCCTTACTCTAAAAATACAAAACAAAACAGGGATTGGGAGATGGGCTTTAATAAAGCCTATTTCTATAACCTTGAAAAGGTAAAACTAAATGAGCAGAAAATTAAAACTAGAAGAGGAAGCTAAAAAATACAGACAACAAAATAGAAAACCGCCAACTAAAACCAAGCCACTAACTGCACGTAGATTTATGGCTGGTCAAGCAATGGCGGCATTGTTGTCTAGATCTCCGGGTCATGTACATAAAGCTGATATAAAACGTGAAGCATATGATTGGGCAGACTATATGCTAGACGATGATGTAGAATAGATAAAGGGGGCTTTTGCCCCCTTATTTATTCTGTCATCTTTTGGAATCTTGATAGATCTCTTAGTGACTTTTCAGTATTTAAATACTGTTGTAAAATAAATAACTCGTTTTGTTCTAAGTCTTCTACTTCACCTAAGCCTAATTCTTTTACTGCCTTTTGAATACCCTTCTTAGGATACTTAGATGTTATGTCGTATTGCAGTGAAATCACTTCTTCAGGACCAGAGTACTGCATTCTTAAAAATGTTTTAGCTAAATCTTTTACTCTTGGTACAACATCACCATTCCAATGATCTAGTTTTTGTTGTTGAGTTAATTTATTAAACCAATTACTTTCTAATAGTAGGCTAGACTCAGCTTCCATAATATCAAACACAATACCATTAAGAGCATTAGCTGCTTTAGGTGCTTGATCTCTTATCTTCTTAGCAGTATTTAAATCAAAATCTCTAAGACCCATTTTATTCATCACACGTTGTGTGTCAGTAAGTCTAATGATTCTAGCACCTAATACTTTAGTTGATTGTATATCAGCCCTACCACCTGCTGCAGTCTCTCTAGGATCTGCTAGTGGTTTACCTGTAAACAGAGGAATGATATTATCTACATAACGAAATGCATTATTAATTAATTTATTATTTTGAACCCTGTCAATTGGTGCTGCATTTTCACCTCTTGCAACACCAGCTAAAATATTCAATGGTTCTAGCGGCCTGATCAAAGGATTAACATATTGAGTTGCTAATGTAGTGCCAACTATTTCCATACCTTTAACTACATCTCTTCTTTCAGGATCAGCCATAAATTTAATAGCTTCTAATGTATCACGTTGTGTTTTATCTAAGTTTCTAAGTAACCCTGAAAGTCCAAAATCTTGAGTAAACTGACCAAAAGCTTTTATTGCTTGCTGGTATTCACCCATTAAACTAAGTGCCATTATTCTTGCTGCACCTTTGTATGCTGAAACAGGGAAGTCATATTGTTGACTAAAGACCTCACCTGTTAAAGGATCTTGAGCCGCATACATAGGCAAACCCTGCTTTACATTTTCTATCTCTTGTTGTGCTAGTGTGTAAATAATACCAGCACTAACTAATGACCTAGATATAGCTTCTTCGTAAGACATATCTTCATACTTACCTGCAGCTTTTAAAATAACGTTTACACCTGTAGTGTTTTTACCTAAAAAACCTATAGTGTTATTAAAGAATCTTCCAAAAGGAACTATCATACCAAGACCCGGCATATTTCTAGCGTCCTCTAACATACCAGCAAGTTTACCTATGCCATCACTAGACTTGTAAGACTTAGAAAATATAGCTTCTATTGTATCATCAACAGCACTAGTTTCTATATCACGATATTCTTTTGAGGCCATAAATTTTTGAAGTGTCATGTCTCCAATATTTTGTGACCGATAAAAATCATTCCAACCTTTACCTGTAGCAATCCTAAGTTTTTTATCCATTTGAAATAAAAACTCTTGCGATTTAGTAAATGCATCTTGTGCTTGTACTAAAGATAGTCTTTGAATTAAGTCAATTTTTTCATCGATAGCTAATCCAACAAGTTTTTGATCTGGGGTAAATTTGCCACCAGTTAAAAGTTGATTAGTGTTTTCTACACCACCGGGAAGTACGCTGTTTAATTTTTCCAATGCCTCAGAATTTCTTTGCAGCGCTGATTCAAAAGCAGTGTAAGTCATGTCAGCATCTAATAAAAATCTTACTCTTTGGGCATTGGATTCAATAAGTGCTTTAGCTATTCTTTGTGTATTAGCACCTTCTTCTGTCATTCCTATAAGCTTTTGCAGAGTACCTTTACCTGCATAAATTAATGCTACAGACATATCTGATGCACTTTGTAATGCGGAGTTCGCACCCCAACCAATTACATTTAAAGCACTGGTAGAAGGGTGTGAAACTAATAATCTTATTAATCTATTTTGAACTTTAGCAGTACCTTCCATAAACTTACTAGGTTCTTTAGGTTTCTTTTTAGTGTCCTTTACAAACCCACCATCTAAAGCAGAGTCATACAAATCTTTAAGTTGTTTATCACTAATAGACATACCTAGTTGTCTAGCTGAGTTACCTGCTGCACCAAGTGCAGTACCTGCTTGAGATATTTTATACGCAAAAATGTCACCTATATCACGACCAGTAACCTTAGATCTAGGTATTACTTTTCCATCTTCACCTTTAACTTTAATTTTATTACCAGTTGCTTTTTCTATAGAACGTAATAGTCCTTGAGCTTCTTTATCACTTACTTCAGCAATTAGGTCTGCCATCCAGTTACTAAACTTATCATCTTCAAATCGTTTAGCCCATACGAATCCACGTTCATATGCAACCTGAGTCATACCTTTTAATATAACATTGCCTTCTTTATCAGCATGACCAAACAATAAGTTTTGTACAAACTCTACACCAAAATCTTTACTATCTTTAGATAGTACTGCACCACCTTTTAATTTTGTTTTCCAATCTCTACCAACATTAACTTTATCTTGATTTACATATGCACCTATAGTTTCAGAAACCTCAGAAACAAAACCCTCAGTTTTTGGTTCAGGCATTACTATACTAGGCAGTGCTGTATCTGACACACCCCTTCTAGCAACTAATCCTGCTTGCAATCCACCAAGAAGAATACCACCAAGTGCAGCAACACCTACTGATAAATAACTAATATCTTCTTGTGCTTCTACATCTACCATACCCTCTTGATACAGGTACTCCATACCTGAGCCAACCATAGCATCAACACTAGTTACAACACCTATCTCTGTAATAGCTGCCTTAGTAGCTAGTCTTTGTGCTGCAGTTTTACCTAATACATTCTGTGAGTATGCAGCTATCTTAGTTTTAGATCCAGTACGAGCAGCTTTTACTCCATCAGTAAATACTTTAGTACCTACTTTTTTAGCAGCTTCTTCTGTACCTTCTTTTTTCATTGCCTCAAGAGCAACCCTTTGTGCTCCTTTAGTTCCTACACGAAGAGATCCACCAGCAACAGCTTTACCAATTAAACCACCAACAAGGTTTACTGGATCAAGTACTACACTTCTACTAAAGTCCATTAGTCCTTCAGCTTTTTCAGCAATAGATGTTTCTTTACTAAAAATACCAGCCATATTCTCATACAACTGGTACGCTTTGGCAGCCCTAGCCTTTTTATCTGCATCATCTTTTATGTCGTTAATGTAGTCCATCTCAGCTAAACCCCTTACGGAGTTTCCTGATACTACACCTCTACGATTATTTAAAAAACTATCAACAACAGATTCTTTGGTTTCATCTTTTATAGATTCATCACCATATCTGTCACGCATATACCCCTCTACAATAGAGTAGGCATAGTCATTTTCTACTATATCATCTTGAGTATATGTGCCAGCTTCTGGTAGTGCAGGAGAAGAATCTACTTTAATATCTTCTGTTATATATTTATCAAAGTAGTTTTCACGATCTTTTTTTTCTTCTTCTTCAGTATCTACAGGCTCTGTTTCAAGATACTTATCAAAGTAATTTGTCATTATCGCTCTCGTGTTCTTTGTCTTATATATTCTTCTGCTGAAGTCCCTAAGTGACCGAAGACATCATTAAAGTCTTTTATAAATTGTGGGTTAGTTCTATTTTGAATTAAATCATTTATAGCTTCTTCAGGCACTGAGGTTGCTTTTGGTTTTGGTGCAGGTGTTTCAGTAGGTTCTGATCCAGCTTTCAACGAAGGTGGTAAGTAATAGTTTTTCTCCCAACCTTTAAACGCTTCAGGGTGATTCTCTAAAAAGTCTTCTTTAAAGTTTTCAGGAGTTAAGTATACTTCCATTAGTATATCTCTACCAACCTGAATAGAATCTTTATTACCAGTATTGATTAAATTAATAGCTCTTTGTGTATCAACAACCTGTTGGTTGGTAGTATCGTAGTTCTTATCTTTAACAAACTGTTTAGCATTTCTTAATAGATTACCAGAAACAATACCTAACTGTCTTTCAAAAAGTTCTTCTTGAGTTTTTGGTATAACCCTAGCTTCAGGTTTAACATCAGTAAGAATTGTACGACCCGGAGTAGTAGTAATATTAGTTAGCTGTGTAGCTAGTTCATAGTATTTACTTTTATCAGAAAGATCAGCACCAGTAATTAAACTCATGTAATCTATCTTTTCTTCTTCAGGGATATTAGATTGAACAATATTCATCATTGATCTGACATCTGATAGTGGAATAGGTGTTCCTGTAACATCAACATTAGTATCTAAGAAGTTAAGAACCTCTTCTGCAGCAAATGGATCATCAATAATATTATTAAAGAAAGCTACATCTTCTTCACTAAGATCTGCACCACTAACTCTTTTTTGCAGTTTCATTGCAGACTGTGCAGCAGTAGTGTACTTGTCACTAGTTCTAGCTGTTGTTTGTTTTTCTAATTTAGTAAGATATAAACCTAGTAGACTTTTTTCACGTTCATCCTCTAGTTCTTTTTCTTTTAGTCTTTTAGCTTGTATTTTATCCATGCCACTTAAAGCACCTGCCCAACTCCATCCCATCTATTGTCTCCTTGCCATCAAGCCTTGAGGGGCTGGTTGCTCAACCTCTGCTTTTGGTTCTTCCATCATAGGTTCTTCTTCAGTTTTTTCTGGAGCAACATCACTTGAAATTTTTTCAGGAAACTCTCCAGTTTCTTCACGAAGTTTATTTAACATATCTCTAGCACGAGAACGGTCTCTTTCGTAGGTAAGAGCTTTCTTAGTTTCTTCGTTATCAAACCCTTCGTCAAACTCTACATCAGCTTCAAGAGCTAAACCTTTAATATACTCATGTAGTACTGGTGCAATAATAAGACTTACATCTATACTGTGTAAGCCCTCCATAACAGCACTCCTAAGAACACCTTCAACTAAAGCAGTAAGTGTTAAACCTTGTTCAAGAAAATAAAAAGCATCTTCTAATGCTTCTGTTCTAGTTATATTTTCAATATGCAGATCTAAAGCCTCAATAGGATCAACTATTTTAGGTGGTCTTTCAAAAGGTAAACCTTTAGGTTCTGTAGTAAGTGATTGACCGGGAATAGGTGCTGCGAATATAATACTCATTAGTTACCCTCATTAAATAGTTCGTATTCTTTTTGTCTTCTTTTAACTAAACCGGGAAGTTTCTTTTTACCAGCGTATACGTACTCAAGAAGCATGTCACCTATTTCATCAATACCTCTAGTTCCATTGTCCGATAATTTATTTAAGTTCCCTTTACCTGCATTGTATCTAAAAGACATCAGTGCTTTAAATTGAGAGTCAGTAAACTTTTCATCATAACCTTTTTCTAATTCTCTTACATCTTTTTCAACAATTTTTAATTCGTCATTAAGACGTTCAAGAGCTTCTTCTTCTGTTATAGTTTCATTCTCACTCTTAGCTTTAGTTCCATAGCCAATAGTATATTGCTTAACATCCCAATAAGCTTTTTCTTTAAAACCTTCTATGTCTTTAATAAAGTCAACAATATTTGTACCTTTACTTGGTCTAGACATTAAACTATCAGATGAAGATACAACATCTTTTGTTTGAGAAGTATCTTTAGTTAAGTCTTTTTGTTTATTTATTTTAGCTATCATTGCCTCCCTAGCTGTAGAGGCATTGTCGCTATACTTTTTATATTGTTTAAATCTAGCTGCCAACTCTGGTGCAGGGTTTAAACCTAAAGAAGGATCATCTATATCTAAAGAACTAGCTTCAGTAACCATATTTTTTCTTGCGGCTAAACCAGACTTCTGTATTCTATCACTAGATAGAGAAGGTAAAAGCTCTGGATTGTCCATAAGTTTAGACATATCAGCATAAGATTTAGAATACATACTCATTTATTTTTCCTATTATCCGAATATCCCACCGAAGTCACCAAACAAAAACCTAGTAATAAACTCTGTTTTTGCAGAATCTTCTGCGTAGCCTATTTTTTCTTTTAATGCTTCTAATGTTTGCTCACCTAAAAGAATTTGCATAGCTCTGTCTTTAGCTGATTCAGCTGAAGTAAAGTTATAACTCATTAGATCACGTTCACGTTGCCAAACTGCGTCAATATTTTTAGAAGTCATAGCATTAATAGTAGCAGCAAACTCTCTATTACTTTCATTTTGAGCAGCAGTATTTAAAGTTGCAATATTCTGTCTCCACTGAGCATTAGCTTGAGCTACTACTAAACTATTTGTAGCATTAAATGTATCACGTTGTTGTTGCAAGTTAGAGTTAAACTCACGAATAGCATTAATAGAGTTTACATTAAATTGATTAATTGCATTAGTTTGTGAGGCATTGAACTGTGAAGTTTGTGCAGACAAAGATGAAAAGAATTGTCTGGTTTGATTTTCATTAGCAGCATTAAATTGTGCTGCAGCATTTTCAGCAGCTTGATCTGTAAACAAAGCTTGAATGTTTTGTTGCGTTCTAAATATTGCAGATTGTTGTTTTCTATCAAGATTAGCCATATCCATAGCTAAGAAGTTCTGAGCATTCTGTACTGCAGCTTGTTGTCTATTACTTAAATTAGCCATATCAAGTTGCGACAATGCAGCGGCTTCTGCCATTACCATAGCTTGACGATTATTTAAGTTTGACAAGCGCATAGTATTTACTGCACGAGAATTTTCAAGAGCTATGTTTTGCTCTGCAGTAAAGTTCATATTAGCAATATCACCAATACGTGCTGAGTTCTGAACACGAGCTTGGAATGCTTGGTCAAACTCTTGACCCATAAACTGAGCACGTTGTTGTGCCGCAAGCATAGCACGTTGTTGACGGTTTGACAAGTTCTGAGCTTCAAAAGATGCAACTGTTTGTGCATCAGCTTGAGCAATAGGTAAAGCAGATTCCATTGCAGCTTGCACAACAGCTTGACCAGCAAGACTACTAGCACCTAATCCACGAGCAGCCATAGCACCCATAGCATTACGCATTGCACCAGCAGCCCATGCAGGTGTATCACCACCTTCAAACTGTTGCATAAGACCCTCTAATTGGCCTTGTACAGTGGCTTGTTTGCTTGGGGTAGCTTGAGCAGCCTCAATCTGTTCAGTAAACTTAGCGGCTTTAGCAGCGTCTGCCACACCACTAATTAATTCACCATCTTGCAACTCCCGTTGTGTAGGATTCTGCATAGTAAAAGCTGCACCTTGAGCAGCTTCAAGATCTGATACTGCAGATTTGTTTTGTTGGGCTGCATCTATTTGTGCTCCGGGGCGAATTGTTCCATAGACATTAGGCATAGCTGCAGTTTGTGCTTGAACATAAGGACTAACTGTACCCGCTTGATAAGTAGAAGCTGGAACATATGTAGGTGCTTGAGCTTGAGATACTTGTCCTACCGTTGCAGCTGTAGTAGTTGGTGCTTGACCATACACTTGACCTGCATAAGGAGATATAAATTGACCATCTGTTGGTCTAATATAAGATACAGGAGCTTGCATAGGTTGAAATGTTTGTCTTAAAGCTGAAGAAAACATTGGAATCACACCACTTGTGTAACTAATATTATCACCACCCTCTTGCAAACCACGAACCATACCACCTTTTGCCATAGCTTGTTCATACATACCCATACGAGCAGCTACTGCGGGATTAGATTTAGCAAAGTCATTAAGTCCAGCTTCAGTTTTTGGGCCTTTGTAACCTAAAAACTTAGTTGCTAGTTTATACTTAGCATCTAAATTAGTGTCTCCACCTTCAGCATAACCAACTGATCCACCCTGTGCCATACTCATTTTAGAGTATCCCGGTGGTACGTATGTTACAGCTTTACCATCAATTTCTGTAACAGGTATTTGTTGTCCTAATTCGTTTGAATACATAACTGTTTGACTCATTCCTGTTGTTGTATCTGAAGGAAGTGATACCGTTTGTGGTACAGCGCCTTGAATATATTGAGGAGAAAATACTTGTGAAGGTATATCTGCAGTGCTTGAAGAAGCACTTGTAGGTCCAGATAAAGGGGCAGCTTCACCAACTTCATATCCGGGAGGGTCATAAGTAGAAGCAGCTTCACCTGAGTAAGGAGTATACGTTTCTGGTCTACGACCTTCTATTCTATCTTGAGCAACTTTTTGTGCTTCTGCAGTACGTCTAGTTTTTTCTGCAGCTATTCTAGCATCTTCAGCTTCTTTAGCTCTACGAGCTTCTTCAGCTTTACGTGTTTCTTCTTCAAGTCTAAGACGTTCAGTCTCTGCTTTAGCTTCTTCTTCTGCTTTTAGTTTAGCCTCTTCTTCAAGTCTAAGACGTTCAGCCTCTGCTTGGGCTGCTTCTTCGGCTTCTAAACGAAGTCTTTCAGCCTCAGCTTCTGCTTCAATTCTAGCCTTTTCCTCTGCTTCAATTCTAGCTTTTTCTTCCGCTTCTAATCTAGCTTCTTCTTCAGCTTTAGCTTTTTCAGCTGCTGTTTCTAAACCTTTAATATAAGCAGCTAATTCTGTTTGATAAGTGGCTTCATCTTCATTGTATTTTTCTATATCTTTTTCATATTGCTCAGAGGCTGAAACATAGTTATTATAAGCATCGTACTTATTCGATAAAGATTTCCAAGCTTTGTAAGGTTCATTAAGCTTTGCACCAAATTCATTGCCTTCTTTATGAAGTAAGTTTTTTTGGATCTGACCTTTGTCATTACGAATATCACGAAAAGGAGTCTTTTTAAATTCTCCTGTAACCATATTTTTCCAAACAGCGGCTTGCATATGTGGACGATCATTATAATATTCATTCCACACCCAACTCCAATTACCGGGATTATTTCCTAACTCTTGTTCAGGTTTAGCTACCGCAGCAGGTTCAGTTGGTTTTATAGGTTTTATTGGTTTAGCCATATTTATTATCCGTTTACTACTTCGTTAAGACCCCAGATCATTGCACCTGTACCACCTAAAAATAATATTACACCTATTGTTAAAGATATACCCCAGAACAATCTGTCTCTTGCTTTAGCTTGTGCCTCTAGTGCTTCTTTTTGTCTAACCCTAGCAGCAGCTTGTTCTTTCACAACAAGATCCCACATTCCCGGTGGTCCATATAGTCTACACACTTCACGTAATTCGTTCTGTGCTTCTTTATGTTTCATCTTGGCTTGTGCAATTGCAAAGCCTTCTTCTTCAGACGAACTTAACCTACCTAGTGGGCCTTTATGTCTACCCTGTTCAGCTAAACTAATGTCAGCTTCAAGTTTTGCAAGCTTACCAAAGTGGGGTAGTAAGTCTGCTATATCACTACCAGCTTTAACTGCAGAGCTAACTGCACCAGCTATTTTAGTAACTGCACCTGCTAAAGCTAATACTTCTATCATTGTGGCAAATCCTATTATTATTCATTTGCCATCTTTTCTACTGATGATCTTATTGCTTTTATGTTTTCGTCAATACGTGCTAGTGATATTGCTTGTTCATGTACCGAAGTTTCTATACGGGCCATGCGTTGTTGTAAGGACATGATGTCATCTCTGTTAGTTTCTATGTCAGACATCATCATACTAACTGTCCATACGATAGCTGCCCCTTGAACAAGTAAGCCAAAGATCAGTGTAATCGGTACAGACTTGCTAAGGTGCCAGCTATCCTCAGACATTATGTGTTGCTTGCAATAGCTGCATTAGCAGCAGTCATATCTTCTGTTGTCCAGAAGTCTTTAGCCACCATTAGCTGTAGATGCTCTACGTTGCGAGACACAGTGTCAGCCCAATCGGCATCTTCCATGTCCTCTGGTTGTCCAGCGTTTAGCAAGTCAACAGAGTGACCCATTGCTGTGTAGTGTTGTGCGATTTCTTCCGCAGTTGGTGTATCAGTCATGTCTTTCTCCTTTTCTAACTGGTTACGGGTTATGCGTTTTCAGCGTCACGCTCAGTGCGTGTTACATAGTCTTCCCGTGCAGTAACCAGTGCCACAAAGTCTGCTTGGTTAGACGGGATTGGATCAGTGAAGCTGTCATCATTCATCAGCTTGGTAGTCCACTCTTGCTGCATACGCTTCCAGCAGTTGTTCTTCTTGCCATTCATTGCAGCCTGTAGCCAATCGTCTATGCTCAACAGATCGTTAAGCAAGATGGCTTGCTCCGTGTCTGTGATTTCGACTGTTAATGTTATTGTTGCCATTGTTTTGCCTCCTTTAAGACAGGGTTATTTCGCCCGATTGTTATGCTACTAGGTAGCCGCTGAATCTAGCTTGAGTAGTTATATCTGTTTGCACACTACCAGCACCTTGTAGCAGGAATATATACGCAGTATCATTTGCATCCATATCTGCTAAAATAGAAAGTGTTTCAGTCCAATACACTGGATCACTGGCAAGAACTCCGGGGTCTATGACGTTTTGGTATGTTCTATTAGAAGTTTTAAGACCTAGGGTGTAATAGTCTGCGGCTGTGTCCAAATTATTAACATATAAAGACACATTAAGTTGGTACTTTCCTGTTACTGGTGCGGTAAATTGAGAGCCTCCAAAGTCTGCACCTTGGTCAAATACCTCTGTTCCAAAAGCAACCAAAACTTCAGAATTAATAGCAATGTTAAGCTGGGAAACGCTAGGTACAGCTTGAAACGCTGGCTGTGCTGGCTTGGTGACTGCACCATTGCTGTCCACAATAACCCTAGGATTTCCATCCCCATCAGACAACACGATGTTGTTGCTTGAGGTGCGGATGTCCAAGCCGCCTTGGTTGCCGTTGTATGAGCCAAGAATGGTGTTTTTACTTCCACTAGTCATACCTATACCCGCAGCATGACCTATGAATGTGTTTTGATTACCAGATGAACTTTCGCCAGACTTATATCCGAAAAAAGAATTATAGTATCCGTTTGTTGATACCCCAGCTCTGTGTCCTACGGCAGTATTTGATCCAGTTGATGCTGTGGTTTGTGAGTAAAGAGCCTGATAGCCAATAGCTACGTTTTCAGTAGAAGTAGTGTTAGAGTAAAGAGCCTGATACCCAACCGCTGTGTTGTTGCTGGCGGTAGTGTTAGAGTAGAGAGAACCTTGTCCCAACGCAGTGTTGTTGCTGCCAGTTGTGTTGCTATACATCGTTATACCACCAAAGGCAGCATTGTTTGTGCCTGTGGAGTTTGAATACATAGTAACATGACCAAAGGCACTGTTGTAGTTTGCTGTTGTATTTGCTCTCAATGCTTGAGTACCAAAGGCATTGTTGCCAGTACCAGTAGTATTACTATACCCAGCCTGATACCCAACGGCATTATTGTCATTGGCGGTGGTGTTGGATTGGAGTGCAGAACGTCCAATAGCAGTATTATACTGACCTGTAGTCGTGCTGTAGGCCGCACTCATACCCACAGCCGTGTTCTCATTAGCCGTTGTCATAGAGTACAAGGCTCTTGCGCCAATCGCTACAGCATTCCCACCTGTTGTATTAGAATAAAGAGCAGTGTCGCCAAATGCTGCGTTGTTGCCAGCAGTTGTGGTGTTGTATGCAGCCTGATAACCGACTGCCGTGTTGTTGTCTGCGGTGGTGTTGTTTGCTAAAGCATCACGACCAATCGCTACGTTAAGACTGCCCGTGGTATTATCAAGCAATGTGTTTGCGCCAACGGAAACGTTACTTGAACCTGTTGTTGCTGAACGCTGTGCCAGTCTACCAATAGCCGTGTTTGCATAAGCTGTAGTAGCCGCATCAAGGGATTGATATCCAACAGCAGTATTCTCATAACCTGTAGTATTAGCATAAAGCGACTGATACCCCACAGCCGTGTTTTGGCTGGCGGTGGTGTTGGAGTTAAGGCTCTCATAGCCAACAGATACGTTGTAATTACCTGTGGTATTGGTAAGCATAGCCTGATAGCCAATGCCTGTATTATGATTACCTGTAGTGTTGTTTGTTAAAGCCTCTCTGCCAACTGCTGTAATTCTTATACCAGTGGAGTTGTCTTTAAGTGCAGCCGCACCAACAGCTACGTTAGCAGTACCAGTAGTATTACTATACGCTGCCTGATAACCAACAGCGGTGTTGTTGCTGGCGGTGGTGTTGGATCTTAATGCTTCGTGTCCGACTGATACGTTACTGCCGCCAGTAGTATTTGAGTATAAAGCGCCATAGCCACTCGCAAAGTTATTACTTGCGGTAGTGTTAGAATAAAGAGCCTGTCTTCCAAAAGCGTTGTTAAACTGGCCTGTTGTGTTGCTATATAAAGCCTCATAACCCGTGGCAGTATTAGCAGCACCAGCACCTGTGTTGCTATACAAGGCTCTGTAACCGATAGCCGTTATTTGTAAGCCCGTAGTATTACTATAAGCCGACTGATACCCAACCGCAGTGTTGTTGCTGGCGGTGGTGTTTTCGTACATAGCCTCATACCCAAAGGCTGAGTTGCTTCCACCAGTAGTATTTTTATGCAAGGAGCGATAACCACTAGCTACATTATTAGCGCCAGTTGTGCTGAACTTTATACTTTCAAACCCAACCGCAGTGTTGTAGCTTGCGGTGGTGTTTTGCTGTAGTGCGTCTTGTCCTACAGCAACGTTGTTTGTGCCTGTTGTATTTAGCGTTAACGCATTATAACCAATAGCCGTATGTCCTGACCCAGTATTTGAATATAAAGCTTTACGACCAACTGCAACAAGGGCAGACCCAGTACTGTTTGTGTATGCAGCCTGATACCCCACAGCAGTGTTGTTGTCTGCGGTGGTGTTGGATACCAAACTATCACGACCAACAGCCACGTTGTAGCTACCTGTAGTGTTTGAAGCCAATGCACCAGAACCTACAGCAACACCTTCTCCACCTGTGGTGTTTGTGGTATATGCGTTTCTTCCAAGTGCAGTGTTGTGTGAAGCAGTCGTGTTGTTTGCCAAGGCAAGCCGACCCACGGCAGTATTTTCTGCACCAGACGTATTATCATAAAGGGACTGATAGCCAACCGCAGTGTTGTTGTTGGCGGTTGTGTTGGAGAATAGTGCTTCTGCGCCCACCGCCACATTATTGTCGCCTGTTGTATTAGCTTTCATAGTGTCTGAGCCAAAAGCTGCGTTTAACGTGCCACCATCAGTAGCCGTCATGCTCTGTTTCCCAACCGCAGTGTTATTATTATCAGACGTAGATGCCGCTAACGCTTCTTCGCCAACAGCTGTATTGTTTCTCCCATCCGTTGTTGCAGTAAGAGCAGATGCCCCAATCGCAACGTTTTGATCCCCAGTTGTCACACTATCAAAAGCCGCATTACCCAACGCCACGTTGTTTGTACCAGTAGGATAATTCCCATCCAGCTTGATCGTGCCGCCATCGACTGACAGGTTGCCAGCGACTGTAACACCGTCCGTGACTGCCGTACCCGTGATGTCTACGCCTGTGCTGGTGGTGGCGAGTTTTTGTGAGTTGTCGTAGTAAAGATTGACTGCGCCATTAACCACGAATTGAGCATATGTTTCGGTGGCATCTGCCTTTAACATAGTAATACTATTACCAGTTAAGCGTAAATCGCCTGTGCCATTCTCACCAACATAACTATTAGACCCATCATGGTAAATCTGTAGGTCAGACCCTGCGCCAAAGATGGCTTTGCGATTATCTAAGAAATGTAAATCACCTGCACTTGTTAGACGCATACGTTCTGTAGCTGCACCAGTAGTATTAGTTTTAAATACAAGGGCAGTAGAGTTAGTAGAACTATCAAATGTAGCTTCTGCTAATGCCTCAATAGATGCACCAACAAGTATAGCATCTGTACCACTAGCTTCATCAGGAGCACTAAACTCAATCTTACCTAATACATTAGTTGCTTCAATGGTAGTGTCTGATGTTTGCAACGAAAGCACATAACCAGAGCCTGTCTTACCAATGGTGTTTTGTGAGAAGGAAACAACACCACCAGAAGAAATAGCAATAGCATCACCATCTGATGCAGAACCAATTGTACCTGCATTATCAATCTTAATACTACCAAGTGTAGCTACACCATCTAAATACATATCCTTAAACAAAAGACTATTTGTACCAATATCAAGTGTATTGGTAGTCTTAGGTTTAATTTCAGTGGCACTTGCTACAAAGTCTTGGACAGGGCCAAGCACAGTAATAGGACCACCTTCTGCAGATGTTCCATCATGTGTATGTCCACTTGTACCAAAGGCACTTTCAATTGCGTCAAATTCACCATCTAAGTCTGCAGCATTGATAATGTTACCATCAGCAATGTTATTAGATGTATCATTTCTAGTGTAACCTGTTCCCATTTTGGTTTACCTTCTCGTGTTTGTACCAAATTCTATTGTAATTGCATCAAGAGAAAATGGCGGGTCTGTGCTATCTGATTCAAATTGTATAGATGCTGTAAAGCCTGATCCTATTAGTTGTGTTTCAAAAAGAGTTACTAGCTTATTACTATATACTGCAGAAGACCCAAATACTGCAGAGCCATAAAAAGCAACCTCACCTGTGTCGTTATCAAAATTTACCTGTGTAGGCTGTATACTATTACGTTGATCAAAGTCTAGTTTAAGACTCATATCAAATGAAACACTACCTTGTGGATCTGTATAAAGAAATGCTTTATAAAAAGTCTTACGTACTCTTGGATCATTAATAGGCATAAACGGTGTAGCAAATGTAGTTTGTATATTTAAACTATCAAAACTATTACCATCTTCCATTTGATACAAATAACCATCATCATTAGCAAAGACAATTGTTTCTGTATTTTGATAGAACCTACTGTCAGCTACGTAAGCTCTAATGCCACGTAGCTCACCCCAAGCCATTCCTTCACCACCTTGACCAGAAAACTGTGTACCAAGAATACCTTGAGCATTTTCTTGTGTAATGTTTGTATTATACCCTAGTATTCTATACTGAGATTTATTACGAATAACTACACTGGCAAAAGAAGTATTGGAAGTAATAAAGCTTGTTACTTCTTTTTGTATTGCTTTAGATACGACACCAAGACCAAAGTCACCGATACGATCTGTACCGCTTAATAATCTAAGCCCATCTGGACCTAAAAACATTATATCACCACCCACTTCTTGGATAGTGTCTGTATCTACACAACCAATATCTATAGTAACTGGTTGTAACTGAAAGTCTGCTATTGTATTACCGACTAGTTGGAATATGGAAGACTCAGTAAAAATAATTAATTGCTGTCTAAAAACAATCAGTCCTGTAATCACGGCTCCTAAAGAGATTGTACCAGAACCTGCAGCTGCTGTAAAGTTATTATCTGTATATGGAGCAGTAAAAGTTAATAAGTTACTTTTACCAAAGAATAGTTGGTTTTTAAAGTTTACTACAAAACTTGCACCATTAACATCTGTAGGAGCATCATTAAGTGCAGTAAAAGTGTTGTTGTCATATAGTGCAGGAACATTAGTACCATCTACTATGGCTATTTTTTCTGTTCCTGTATAGTTATATCGTGCAAATCTAGTTTTACCAGCACTTTCTCTTGACACACTTAAAAAAGTTATTGCAGCATTATCCGCTGGAGAACTATCTAATGCTGGGTTAATTGCTAATGTAGCACCACCAGAACTTACGCTTGCATCTGCAGTTATAGTATAAACAAGATCTATACCAGCAATCTTAAATACATCACCCGCTTGAGGGGCTGCAGTTAAACCATCAACAATAAGACTTGTACCAGTTTGTGATCCACCATTAACAAGTACAGTACCATAGTTAGGTACGTTAATATGTTCTATTGTACTGGAAGATATTTTAAAAAGATCATCATTTTTCGCAACAATAACCCTATCTAAAAATACACCACAACCAAGTGCAAGATAGTTACTTGTCGTTGTAGTAAATGTAACTGCGGCTGCATTTGCAGGAGAGCTATCAAGAGCGCCAGTAAGTGTTAGTGTAGCTCTATTATTTGTAGCGTCATATGATACACCTCCAGATGCAATGGTATATGTACCTGTAACCCCCTCTATTGTAAGTGTGTCACCTGCCTCTGGTGTCTGATGTATATTACCAATAATAAGACTAGTACCAGACTGACTAGCACCATGTACAACAGGAGCACCATAAGGTGGAATAATATTATTATTATATTTGGTATAACCTAAGATACGTCTGTAGCCACCTTCAATAGATGGCTCAAAGTTTCTAAGAGTTCTTGCAGATCCCGGTGCATTAATACCTTGTTGCAAAGGACTCATATTAGTAACAAGCCCACCCTTAAATTCTATAGGGTATGTTTGACGGGTTGATGGCATGTATTAAGAAACCCTAATAGTGTTATAAGAAGAGTTTGTTTGATTTATTACAGTCGATCTTAAATAGTCATAACGATTAATATAAAGACTGCGAAGTTGTTTGATTTCAGAATCAAAACGTTGTTGAATCATTGCAGCTTCTTGACCTTCACCTCTAAACATATAAGCAAAGTGCATTGCACCATTAGTAATCATGTATCTAAATTGTTCTGGTATTGATGGTACGTCTGTAGCATTAATAAGATCTACAGGTAATCTATAGTACTCATAAACTAATTCGTAGGCATTGTCTGGGGGAGATACCACACCAAACTCTTGGTCAGGTGTTCTAAAAACATATTCAGGAAGTCTTCTAATGCTTGTGTCAGTATCATACTCATAGTCAATATACTTATCTAAATACTCTTCATAAGAAATTAAACGCAATCTTTTAGTTGAATTGTTAAAACTAGTATTACGTTTAATACGAAAGCTATCCATATCAAGTGTTTTAGCATCTGAAGGATAAGCATAACGTATTGTACCAGCAGTTAATGTTTCTTCTGCTTCTACATGATTAAAAGGCCATTCGTATTCATGTTGATTAATATAACGAATAGCAGAGTTTACTGCATCTTTAATCATACTGTATTCACCAGTAGCATTAGCAAAGTTACTTGAGGTAAGCTCAACTTCATTAAGCCTTCGGTTTACGTCATTTACTAGACCAAGATAATCATAAGCCATTTAACGTTCCTTTACCCGTAACTTAATACTGCGTTCTGCTTGACTACCTGTGCTATCAATCATATTACAGAAAAAAGTATATTCAATGTTATTTGTACCACCACCAATATTAATAGTAGCTACAGTATTAGTATTTGTTTGTGACACGTTTTGTATATCATCAGTAGTTGCAGAACTAGAAGCAACAGTAAGTGTTTGTCCTGCACCTAGTGTAGTCTTAGTATTATAAGCAGTACTTTTTACAGACCATGTAACAGTACTAATAGTAGCACTACCAAGAAAACGTGACCAATCTACACTGTAATCTAGTTGTTCATCAGGGTCTTTATTAGGCCAACGAAAACTCATGTTTAATCCTCAGTTGCATATACAGTTCGTTCTGCAGATGTTGCTTGCCGTTCTACAAAAACTATTCTATTTTCTTGTGGTATTCTTACTGTCCTATTTGTGTCAAAAGCAGGAATAAACACCAATCTATTCTCATCGGGTATACGTACAGTTCTGGATGCTGAAGTAGACATTACGCTGCCTCTGCTATATATACTGTACGTCTACGGCTATACTGTTCTCTTACAGCTTGGAAGTCAAATACTACTGCAGTTGTAGTTATTGTACCTAATGAACTTGTAGCTGGTACTGCAGTTAAAGGCTGTAGTACATGTACAGTTATACCAGTCACTGCACCTGTAGCACTTACACCAGTAATGTCTTCTGTTGTTTGTGCTTCTATCTCGCCAAGTGTTGTAGTACCTTGAACACCAACTAAACTTACAGAAAAACTAATAATTGGCTGTATTGTACCAATAGATACTGTAGCACTTACACCAGTAATATCTTCTTGGATATTTACAGATACAGAACCTATTGCACCCGTTGCTGATACACTAGTTAATGCTTCATCTACTTTTTCTTCTAGTGTATTTACTGTACCTGTAGCAGATACCCCAGATATTTTTACAGTAATCTTAGGTTCAACAGTACCTACAAAACTTGTAGCACTTACACTATTAAGAACTTCTGTAGGTTTTTCTTCTACAGTATTTACTGCACCTGTAGCTTCAACACCTGTTAGTGTTACAGTGTTACTAATAGCTACAGTATTAATTGTACCTGTAGCTGACACACTGTTTAGTAACTCTAGTATATTAACCGTAACAGTGTTTATTGTGCCTGTAGCAGATACACTATTAAGTCTTTCGGATACATCAATTTCAAAACCACCAGCACTTACAGACTCAATAGTACCAGTGGCAGAAACTCCTACTAATGCGACATTAGGTTGTACAATCCCATATCTAGCAGAACCGTATGTACCACTGCCAAAGATTGCATCAGAGGAGTCATAAAAAGACATACCTATGCGATACGAATAACCGCATTAGAAGCATCTGCAGCAGGAAACTCAATAGTAAGATCACCTGCAGTAGCACTTACTGTGCCACCAAAATCAATTACAGCAATAGCTTTATTTGACTGACCTGCATTATAGATAATACAACCGTCTGCTGAGGTTGTAACATTTGCAAATACTTCATCCGCAAAATCTACAATAGCTGTAGATCCAGATAAACTAATTGTTGCAGAGTCTAATACTTGACCACCTGCGCTGTAGTTTGTTCCTGATGCTTCGTCAGAGTTACCTGTAACATCTGAATAGTTAGTTGTAGAAGCATTATATGTTCCCGAAGGAGATGCTTTAATTAGTGCAAGTTTAATACTATCGGTATCTAAGTCATGGATACCACCAAGTAACTCTTGTTTAAAACTGTTGCACATTGCAGTTGTAATAGCCATGATTTGGTTCCTCTTAAAAGTCTACACAGTATTCCATTTGTGTTATACTCAATACTGTGTCTTTGTCTTGCCATTTAGAAACATATACACATTCTATAGCAGTGTAATTATTTTCTTTAGCATAGTTAAATCTGTTATTCCCTATAGCACAACGATATTTTAAATCTGTTTTTACTGCTTTATTAGGGTCTTGTCTTTGTGGTTGTTCTTCATAGTAAGTTAAAAATGTATCTTGACTCCACACTATTGGGGGCCAAAGCATCCCATTATCATCTATAGATTTTTTAATGGCAGCTAAAAATTTTCTATCTAATAGTGCAGCTTCATCTATTTCTGAATACACTTCATTTAAATTAAATAGTTTAGTGGCCCAACCATTAATTTTATTTTTAGCTTTGAGTATCATTAGATAGCCTAAAGGGGCCACTTGAAAGCAGCCCCTAAAGTTATTTATGCAAGCAGATCACGATCTACTTCTGCAGCAGCACCTGTAGCGCCCATTGGGGCATATACTACAAAGAACTGGAAAGAACCTGCTGATGGAGCATTTGAACCTGCAAGCAATGCAGTAATAGTCGTGTCAGCAGTTGTGACATTTGTAATGCCGTTTACTGTGGTAGTAGTGGCACCTAATGTTTTAGCACCATTAATATCAGCAGTACCAAGCATATCAACGTCACCGCCTGTTACACCAAAACTTACTGCATTAGCACCACCAATAGTGGCTGCAGCAGTACACTCAGCGCCAGCAGCAAGAACCACACAATTGTTTGGAACTGTACCGATATCGTGAGTTGAGCTAGTGGTAAGATCACCGTGAGCAATCACGGCAGTCTCAATACGAACTGGAGATTGTAAAGCCATTGTTTAGTCCTCCCTTATGCCAAGTTATATTTGGCGTTGACAAGAGCTTCTGGACGAAGAATCTTGCGACCGTATAGATGCATACCACGAACAATGTCAGCGAAGCTGTCAGGGTCACGATAAGTTTCAGTCTTATTGATTTGCTCCGCAGTTGCGACAGCAGAATCATGACCAGCTACGATAACACCGTAGTTAGTGTTTTGGTTTGCAGTACCTGTAGTACCTGAACCAGTACCAACTGAAGGCAGGTTGCTTGAAGTATATACACGGAAACCGTGGAAGTTATTCAAGACCAGACCATTGCGTAGTCCACCTGATTCACCGAAGTCTGCGTTAAAGAGGCGTGAATCCTCGTCACGAAGTACTTCCATAAATACTGGATCAACTACCAGCCAGCGTCCTTGAGTATCAACTTGCTGTTGATCCAAGAGGCGAGCCATACGAGCAACAACCATTGCTGGTGAAGCTGTAGCAGTTGGAAGGGCAGTGGCACCGGGCAAACGAGCAGCTACTGGAATTGAGTGATCACCAGCTGAAGTCGTTGTAATGTTGCCAAAGTCACCTTTTTTCAGTTTCATGCTTGAAAGCAATTCATCTGAACCAGCAGTGGCTACTGCTTTAGTACCGTTTACTTGATCATTAACAGTATCGGCATCTGTGTGCAAAGCTGACTGCTTGTAACCAGCAAGGTAGCCAAGAACTTCTTGGTCATGCTGATCAGCCAAACGATAAGCTGCACGGTTAGTTGCAAGATCCATAAAGTTCACATGTGAGTGAGCTTCTTCGATATCATCAATTTTAAAGGCAAAGTAATTAGCTTTGTCTACAACCAATGAAAAATCTTCATCGTCAAGATCTTGTGCTGAGATATTAGTACCACGAGCATAGCTGCTCACAGAAATCTCAGGCTCTTTGATAATTTTAACTGTATCACCTTGGGCAGCAATCTCCCCAAAATAATCAGAGTTGGTGATATCACCACATACAGTTGCTTTACGAAAAGCAAGCTGTACTTTTTTGGAGTAGATTACGGAACTAAAGTTACCGTTAGGTAAGTTACCGTATCCCCCTGCAGTTGTAAAAGCCATGATAAATCCTCCTGATAGTTGGCTTACTTAAAAGCTAATACCAATAAGAGGCTGATCGTTTTCTAGGGTGCGTAATACTAACAGTCGGCCAACCGTTAGATATACGGGCCTATACTTGAACAGGTAGTTCTTTATAGTTTAGACTTTATTGGAAATTGAGTTAAAACAAAAGGTAGTCATAAGAGGCTTTTGTTTCATACTCCCTAGTTATACTATTGATTTTTTATTTGTCAATAGTTTATCTGGCATTACCAGATACGTCATAGACGAATTTACCATTGCGCATTGCTTTGTTAATTTCGTCTGCACGTTCTTCAAACTCTTTATCAGACATTCTAGCAACATCTGACTCACGAATCATTTCATTAGCATCAGCTACATCTACTTGTGTTTTACTACGTTTAGTAACAGTTGATGCTGCTGCTTTTTTGTTTGCTTTTTTAGCTTCTTTAGTAAGACCTTTATCTGATTTATAAAGATCAATAACACGTACTACTGAAGCTGGATCATCTGCATTTTCATATAGCGCATCTTTAACCCATTTAGGTTGTGCGTCAGCCCAATCATGAAAATCATCTGACTCACGTAACTCATCAAAATCTGAATGTGATTTACGGATTTCATTTTCAGATTTAATTCGATGAGCTTCTGCATGAGCTTCATCAAGTTGTTTAAGTCGAGTATCAGCTTTATCAAACATTTCCTGTGCTTTTTTAGTAGCAATAGTTTCTACTATACCAGCTACATCAGGATATTGTTTAGCCCACTCTTCAATATCTTCATCAGACTTAGGTGGTGTAAGACTTCCTTTAGCAGATTGTAAACTTTCTAGTTTTTCATCCCACTCTTTTTCTTTTTGTTGCATATGGCGTCTTAGATCACCATAGCGTTTTTTAAAAGATTTTTCTTCTGCAGATAACGTTTCTTCTTTAACTTCTGTATCGGCCTCTGCTTCTTGAGTAGTTTCTTCAACTTCTTCGTTTTCATCTACTGGGGTTTCTCCCCTTGCTTCAGCTTCAAGTTTTTCTATCTCCTTAGCTTCTTCTTCCATTCGTTGCTTACGTTTAGCGTGATTGTATCCACGATCAACGAATCCTGCAGTTTTTGGTGTTTCCATTTCTGCTAGTTCAGGCATGTTATTTCTCCTTATGTTGGGGTCAGCCGTAGCTGAGTAGCCTTATTATTTATTTTTTGGTCTTGATACTAGTCCACCCGTAGCTCTACCACCTGTAGCTTTACCGTATTTTTTTTCAGCTTTTTTAGATCTTTCTCTAGCAGCACTAGTATCTCTAGCAATTCTTTCAGCTGCACTTTCTCTACGATCTCTTTCTTTTCTAGATGGCTTTAAAATTTCTTCTGTAGATTTAGATCCTTCTAAAGCTTTTTTAACTCTTTCACTAGCTTCTTTTTGTTTTTCTGTTGGACCTTCTTTTTTAGTTTTTTCTATAATTTTTTTAGCTTCCTCTAAACCACCACCAGTAACATCTCTACCAGTAGAACGTTTAATTTGTTCAGCGGTTGGAGTTCTATAAGAAGCACCCACATTAAATAGGCTAGTAGGATCTGCTTTTAAAATACCTTTAGCTCCAGCTGCAAGTTGATCCCCATCAATCATAAAACTAGGTATCCATTCAAGATTATTTTGTGTTATATACCCATTTAATTGCTCTTGAAGATTTGAAGCAAGTTCAGTAGAACCTTGAGATTCAAGTATTTTTATATTAGCCGCAATCTGAGCTGCAGTTCCAGCTTTACCTAAAGTTCCAAGAACTGTTCCACCAAAAACTTTATTTACTAAAGCCTCAATGCTGCCAATTTTTGGACTTTCTAGTGCAGATATAGAACTAGCATATAAGCTTTGATCACTACTATAATTGTAATCTTTTATCCAAGCATTAGGATCTGCAGGTTTATCTTGTTCATCACTAATGCTAGGTCCAGTGTCATCTCTTGTAGGTGAAACAGTTGGTAAAGGTACTTCACACATTTTAGTATCGGGATTATAAACTAAACCTCTAGCTTTACAAGTCTCTTCACTTTCTACTGGAACTTCAGATTCCGTAGTGCCAATAGCAGTACCACCTGCAGGAGTTTCCCAACTAAAGTTTGGACTGTAAACATTAGGAGTACTTATAGCTTCTTTAGCTGACATTCCGGGTGGGTTGTAAAAACTAAAATTACTATTGTAAGGAGACATATCTGTTCCATTAGCTGCACCTGCTGCCATAGGTTGTTGATATTGTGTTTGTTGTTGTTGATATGGATCTGTTGGAACCATACCACCCTGTGCCATCATAATAGAATTAATCTCTTGCATTTCTTCTGGAGAAAGATCACCACCCATAGCCATCTGTTGGGGTTGAGGAGGTGTAGGTGCTGGACTGTATGGTGTAGGAGCTTGAGGCATAGGGGGTTGCATCTGTTGTTGCATCATAGGGGCAGCTTTAGGTCCACCAACAGGAACAGGCTCACCACCGATTCTACCATTAGCCTCCATACTTTGCAAGCCTTCTTTTGCTTTATTACGTAAATCTTCAAAATGTTTTACACCAAGGTATCTTACGACATCAGCAGGTACAACATATTCACCCTCGGATAGTTGAGCAGGAATATCATCTCGCACCTCTTTAGCCATAGAGCCATTAGGAATAGGATTACCTGATACTGGGTCTTGTTTCATCCCATCGTCTTTTAGTCCACCTTGCTGCATAAATGCCATTTCCATTTGTCCATCCATAGTCATTCCACCTTTGTTATAGCTACCCTGTAAATTTAAAGCATAATCTTCATGTTCTTCTGGCAAAAAAGTTTTAAATATAGGATCAGAGTCTTTATGACTTTGTGCTATTTTATATGCATCACCATCATAAGTAATTCTTCTAATTCCTGCAACATTACTTATATTATAGAGGTGTGGCCTTTCCTCACCTCTAACTATAGTAACACCAACACCGCCTCTTTCAAGATCCCTTTGATTACCACCTACAACATTTATGTAACCTTCTGCAGCAGTATCTTCTATTCTACCACCAGCATAAAAAGCTACATGGTCAATAGTACCATGACCCTTTTCCCCCGGTTTTTGAAAGTCAAAAAGTACTATATCACCTTCTTGTGCACTTTCTAAATCTACAGGTTTACCATAGTTTTTATATTCATTAGCTCTAATTTTATTATATTTAGTTTTTTGTCCTAAAGTATCTGCGCCCATTTCTGTAAGAATATGATTTACAAAAGCAGCACACCAACTTACTTCTTCACTTGATACATCAAGGCCGTGATTCTCTCCTAAAGCAGTATCTAAAAAACCTTGTATAGCTTTTAAATCTGTTTGTTGATTTAGTCCAGATATAATTTTAGTTGGCTCTCTAGCACCGCCTTGCTTGCCTCTAATAAGATAACCTAACTCTAATATTTTATCTATTGGAGTTCTAGTTTCATAAACATTAGGTAAGCCTTCAGGTCTTAATTTAGGTCTAAGAATTTCTTCAGCTTCTTCTTGAATATTTTCTGGAAGTTTTAATGTATTAAATTCTTCTTTAGCTTCTGCTTGACGAGTTATTTCTTCTTGCTGTCGCATAGATGCTGCAGGACTATAAGGTTGTCCTGTTGTTGGATCTATAATAGCAGGATCACCTGCGGTAGGCATACCCATCATTTGTTCTGTTTGAGTTGCAGCTAATCCACCTCTGTTAAATCTAAACTGTGGATTATCTGGTAAATCAAAATCTGTAATATCTATTTCTATTCCTACTGAATCTTTATCTTCATAATAAGATATACCCTCTGGATTTTTATTTTTAAATTTTATTTTACCATTCGTTTCATTATTAAGTGTCCTTAAAACTTTTCTAACCCCATCACTATAAGTATTCTTAGCAGCCTCTAAACTTAAATCATGAGCTTTAGATATAACTTTAGGAGTAGGAATATATATTTTATTTACCCCGTTATTTTTAGATTCTTTAATTACAGCAAGTAAAGACATCCTAATTGTATCAGATAATTTAGCTGGAACTAAATCTTTTTCTATACCAGTATTAATATTTATACCTTTAAAGATGTTTATTAAATCTTCTTTAAATTCATTATCATTTTCTTTATTAAATTTTCTTACAGCAGTTTTTCCAAAAACATAATCACCTAAAACATTTGCAAAGATATTGTCAACTTCATCTAATTCTTGTATGCTTCTTCTTGTAATTGATCTTTCTTTTAAACCGTATTTCTGACTTAATTGAGATACAATTGCATCTTTACTAGTATTACCATCTAAAAAACGACTTTTTAACTTTGCCATATCATCTATAATATTAGATAAACCCAACTGTGTTGCTTGCTCTGCAGTGTCTTGATCTCCTATAGATCTAAAATTGTAATTATAACTATCTATATCTTTTACAAATTTATCTGTAAACTCAAGACCTCCCATATGATAAGGAAAAATCATATCATTAAATTCTGTTTGATAGTGAAGACCTATATCACCTAAAGTTGGTTTAGATGTTTCTTGTTCTTTAATTTTTTTAGCAATTGCTTTATCTGCTACCGTATGTTGTTGTACAGCATCACTTTGTAATTCTTCGACAAGAAAAAACTTTTCTTTTACTGGAAGATCTGGATGATTATTATCTACGATAGCTCCTCTTACGTGAGCTAAAATATTAGTATCTGGTTCAAATACACCAGCAAAATGACTTGCACCATATTCAGTTCCTTTAGTGTTTTGATTTGTAATAAGTATTTCTTTGTAATTATCTAAAGGTTCTACCATAAACCCATTAATATTAAGAGCTACTCTTTGTACATCAGAGTATCTTGTTTGTAGTCCATCAAGAACTTCTATGTGTGTATATGGTACATTTCTATCTGCAAGATTTTTTAATTCTTGTTTAGAATATTTTTTATTATCATCTAAGTTCTCTAAAAGACCTGACCAATATAATTCTGTTTTATTTATTTTTGGTGCTCTTTTTTCTAAAAACTTTTTAATTTGAAAACCAGACATACCATCTTTACCAATGGCAAGATTGTCTAAAGAACCTAAAACAGAACTACGAAAATCTGCTAAATCTGCTTGAACCTCTACATTACTAGCGTTTACACTTCTAACTAAAGGATTTGTTTGTTTTTTAGATTTAGTAGGTGTTACTTCTGAATCCATATAATCAGTAATATCATCAAGACTTACATCATCTTGACCAACTACTTCTGCACCAACACCTACAGTACCAGAACGTTCTGTTGGTGTACCTTTTAAAAACTCCATGTCACCACCAAAGACTGCTTTGGTTTGACCTACTATATCAGCTTTAACTCCACTAGGTATAGCAGAACTTGCTGCTTTTGCAGTAACTGTTGCTGCTTTAGCTGCAGGAATTAACTCCAGTGCAGTCATAGCATCACCAATAACAGCTTCTCTTGCAGCAGTTACTTGTTGATCTGTAGCTTGATCGTATGATACACCGTACATACTTTGTAATCTTGTATCTAAATCTTCACTACCAAGTCTTTGTACACTGTCTTTAATATCTGTAATAACTTCTTTAGTTGTTTCTATTGGACTAGTAACAAACTCTTTAGCCCCCTCATAGATACCAACAGCAGCATCTTTGAGGAATCCTATTTCATCCTCATTAATTGCTTTACCTAGTTTTTCACCAAATGATTCGTATTCGTTATCTAAACCAAGTATATTATCTACAATTAGCTCACCATAACCCATACCTTTTTTCATCTGTTCATTAAGACTAGTCATTATTTACTTTATCCCTAAGTTTAGTTAAAGATCTTAATGCACGTATTTCACCCTGCAGTCTGTAAATTTCTGCAGGATCATCATACTGTTCCATTTGTTTATGTGCGAATGAAATACGAAAGTAAATTTCTTCCAGCATTGCATCCCACTGAGGTTTGTTATTTACGACTAGTTTTAACTGGCTCACTGTACAGGTGCTCCACCAGTATTACCTGAGAAGCCCTGTTCTCCCGGCTGAGGGGCTGTACCAGTTCCTATATTGCCACCCCCACTACCTTGGGTATCCTGAACCTGAACACCCGCAGGTGCTCCCTGTGGGCCACTTTGTGGTGGTACACCCGGTTGTGGTTCAGGTGCTGGTGGTGGGTTTGCTTCTTGAAACTTTTTAAGGACTTCAGCTTGCACCGCTGCCTGTTGCATATTGTTGCCTACCTTATCAGGATCAAGATCCATAGACTTAGCAATCTCACGTACAATATAATCCATACGTGCAAATGGTGCTAGTGCAGGATTTTGTACAACTTGTAAGAACTGCAGTAAACGTTGACTACGTACTTCATTAGCCATCAAACTTTCAGTACCACGAGCTTTTACTTCAAGATCACCTTTAATATCTGACTCAAAGTTAAACTGCATATTAAAATTAAAGAAAGCTTTACCTAATGGTGCTAGCAAATAATCATCAATATTTTTAACTACATTGCGAATAGAACCGTTGGCAGCAGACATAAGCATAGAGATACCAGAAGCAGTACGACCAACACCCGTAACCCCTGTTTGACCATGTGCGAAAGATGGAAATCCAGTTGATTCATCAGATAGTACCCTTGCTTTATCAAACATCTGCATGTTTTCATTAGATACGTTGGGAAATTTAGTACCAAAAATGGCTTGTCCGGGTGCTCCACCTTGTCTGCGGAACACTTTTCCGGGGTACACAGACAAGTCCTGCCCCGGTACTAGATTAGTTTCATCAATCTCAATAAGTAAATTACCTGATAATGCAGCATTATCTACTGCCATACGCATAAACCCATTCATTAAGGTTTGTGTATCGTCCATGTTTTCAGCAATACCTACACCAAAAATACTGTAAGGATTCATTTCATATGGTGCTGCAAAATATGGAATGTACGCAGGAGTAAATGGATTCATTACTAAACGTAACACCTGTCCATTACAGATCCAAGCATTTACGCTTAATTGCTCTGCATCTTTTAGGTCATCAGGGATATCAATATCCTGTTCAATTAGTAACTCAGTATCTACAAAACCCCAGAACTCTAAAACTTCAAAGCGTTGTGCTTGATCTTGCTCTGAATTATCTTCCATTACATGTTCCCACCACTCTTTGTTGTAGGACTCACCTAAACGTAATGCATTATTAATTGCATTCTCACGAAAGTATGGACGATTTTTTAAACCACGTAATTGTGAACGAGACATTTTGTGACGCTCTACAATATACTCTGCTTCTTCCATAGTAGCAGCATCTGGGTCTGGATAAAAATTCCATATAGATACAGAGCTAGTTTGTGGGATAGTTTTAAACATAGGAGAGTAATTACCCTCTTCATCCCAATTAGCATATTCTTTATCTACAGCAAATGGACCTTTCATAATACCAGTACCAAACAATGCTGCTTCAAAAGCTGCAGCACGAAGATGTTTCTTTGCGTGAGACTCTTCTAGTTGATCATGGATTTTCTTTTCCATTTTCTTTGCTGCAACTTCAGCAGGATGAAACTGTGGTGATGTGGGAGTTTTAGCAGGTCCGGGTTCTAAGTAATCCATAACTGGATCTAAGCTTGCTTTCATACCAGAAAGACGCTCTCTAAAATCTTCATATGTTTCACCGGGAAGTAAATCTGGTAAGTCTTCATTAGCTTTACGTTGATCTGCATTAGTTTCAAAACTTACTGTTTCTTCTACACCATCAGGAAGAACAGTGGGATCAATAGTAATGGGAAATTTATTACCACCAAATAATACTTCTGCAATCTGACCATATGCAGCTAGTACTTTTGTTTTAGTTACTTTAACAAATACTTGTGATTTTTCTGTAGAACTAAATTGTACATCAGGACCATAAATACCACGATAGTTACGATAAGCTTGAATCCAACGTTGCTCATCAAGTTCTCGTGCAGTTTCTGCTTTAGAATATTTATCTTTAACAAATTGAACAATTTGTCCTGTTGCTGGATCAGAATAATCTTCTTCCTTAACATCTTCTACGGATGAAGTTTCCTCCATGTCCATCATCATATCTTCAAATTCTTCTTCCATATTCTATCCTTAATATCCAAATTTTGCGTCTGAAACTTGAAACCCTGTACGATGATTATTTGCATCAAAGTCAAATAGGTTGCTACGTGGTCTGGTCATTACACCATATCTTAAGGCATCGTATAAGTGATCTTCCGCATTTGTATCTACATCTTCTGGATTATTTTTATCCAAAGGTAAGGCAGGTAGCTGAGAAATGGTATTAGTACAATTGTTAAAAAATACCAATCTAGGTTCTTCTGTAAATTCGTCAACTTGTAATCTTCTATGTAATTCATTTTTACCTGCTACACGAGAGCCTCTAGATCTATCGGAAGGACGCCACCGACAACCTTTCATAATCATCTGTTCAGCCAATGATGGCCCAGTATCACCACGATTATGCCATAAACTAGAATCCAAAACACCATAGCGTATTTTTTCACCATCTTCTGCTTCTAGTATCATATCCGCTAAATCTGTAGCAGTAACCTTAGATACATACATTTCCCTATATACAACTAATTGTTCTGCTGGAGTTACTGCAATCCAAACAACACCTGTGTGGGAACCATACCCATAGTCACATGCTCTAAACTTAGCCCAACTATTAGGTATATCGTAAGGTTCTATTACATGTTGTCTACGATTAAACTCTGGAAAGGCTGCACCTTCGTTAATATCCCAGTCACCTTCTAGTAGCTGTCTTCGCTGATGCTCAGGTAACGACAAAAGATTAGCTTCATACATACCATCTTCTGCTAAATAAGGATTATCGAATAAGGTAGCAGGGATAAACCTACGTCTAAATAAGGGCTGACCTTCTTTACTGTGTCCTTTAGGCCAACAAATAATTTCACCACTATCTGCATCCGTAGCCCAAAAAGCTTTATTAGGAGTATTAGGGTCAATAAAAGTTTTCTTTACCCATTGATGGCCCGGACCTCCGGGGTTGCTTGTTGCCCTCATATATAAGGGTAGTCCACTGGCTTTGGTTGTCCGAAGTCGTGACCTCATATAGTTCCAAGGATAGGGTGTAGGCCATTGCGTTAATTCGTCAAAACCGATCCAGTTGAACGCCTGACCTTGATACCTCATAACATCATCATCACGATCAAGGTAAGACATCCAGAGTGTTGCTCCACTCGGAGCTACCCAAGTCTTATCTCTTTCCATAAACTTAATACCGGGAATTGCTTTGGGGTATAGTTGTTTAGATACAGAGATAAGTTCTCTTAGTTCTTCAGTACTTCTACGTACTAAAAGCATTCTAGCGTTAGGGTTATTTAAATAACGTACAGGATCAGCAACTAAACTATAAGATTTACCACCACCTGCTGATCCACCGTATAGTACTTCTTGTTCAGTAGAAGCTAAAAACTCTGTCTGTGGACCGGGGTTAGGTTCAAATATAACTTCTCTGGTATTAAATTCTTCTACTTGCTCAACTTGAAGAGACTCTGGTTTCTTTTCCACCGAGTCTTTCTTCTTCGAGCTTCTTCGCCTTTTCGAGGGCTTTTTTGTATTTTTCAGCAAGCTGGCGTTGGTTTGCAGCTTCTCTCTGACGCTTTCGTTCAATTTGAACTCTCTTCATTAAACCTACGTGAGATATATACCTACCTGATTCTTCACTTAACCAAGCAGCTACATCTCTGTAGCTATATTGTTTTAGGTATTTCTTACCTTCCTCTAAAAGATCTAACTCTTCTGGAATAGGTAATAGTATATCACAATCGTCAGGATCTTGTCTATAGCCAAATGGAACTAGCCTACCTACTCTTACAACTTTTCTCCACTCAAACTTTTCGTTTGGCTTTGGAGCAGGTAGTGTCCAAACTTTATTAATCTTCTTCATTTTTAGGTGGTAAAATAAACAAAGGGCTTGCTGCAGTTACTTCTACTTTATCTGATGCTTTAAATCCGCTACGATCTAATACATCTTTAGCTGCTGCCATTTTCTCTTTATTACCTAAATCAGTTGGACTATCCATAATTTGTTTCATAGAATAAGCAGCTTTAGTTGCACTAGCAGCAATAAAACGTTTAGTACGATCTGCAATTTCATCTTGCAAAGAATTTACAATAGCTGAGGTTGCGACAGTCTCAGCATACCCAGCTAATTTTCTTGCTTGAGATAAATTACCTTGAGCTTCTTCAAAAAGAACATCAAGAAACTTTTGTTGTTTTTCTGTTAAATTACGGCTCATGTGATTTTCCTGTGCGGTTTTACTTTGGCTCTAACTTTTTTAGGTTGAGCCACAAACTGCTTACCCGCCTTAGTGCCTTTTCGTTTTGCTCGTGTTGTAGCGGCATACTCAGAAGTACTAAGAGACTTAATAGCCTTTTCAGGTAGATACCTTTCGCCTGTAGCCTTTGGACCTTGCGTTGATGGTTTACCACTTTTGGTTCTCCATTTTTGTTTGGTCCAAGACTTCAGGCTTTTTTGTGATTTAGAGAGGGCCATTACTTATAGCCCCCGCCCTTTGCTTTGTATTGTTTTGCAACCATTTGTGCCTTCCTAGCTGACCACTGTCCGGGCTTTCCACCCTTGCTGCCAGCTTTAACGGATGCAACAAGACGCTTACGCATAGTAGGCTTAGTATAGTTACCCGCTGCATTTACCGTAGACTTTTTGGTAGACTTCACCACGACTTATCCCCATATCATGCAGTTCTTTATTACTCATGTTCATGAGTACCCAATAATCTGCTCTTCGTTGTTGGTTCTCTTGGAACCGTTTTAATAAACGTTTAAACATTGCACCACTCCTTTTATCTTGTGCAGGAGTAGTTTTACATATTTAGTTATATCATACTACAGACAAAATTGCAACCCCGTTATGCATTACCTGTTAGGGTTGTAGAATTGTCGTACAGAAATAAACATCTCTAAAGCACCACCACCATTAAATGCACTGATCTTGTCACCAGCATGGAGATGCATCCTATCAGAAGTAATTACATTATACACATCTTTACCAGCAATAGATTTATCATTTACGATGTGATGGTACGTATTTGTGTCTGCGTGATACCATTGAATAGTTACGTTTTGTGTGGATGTTGAGCCGTTACTTACGTGAAGAAAGTCTACTGTTGCATCGTGATTAGGTGGACACGTATAAATAGTATCAGCACTAGCACCGCCTGATGTAGCGGTGATAGTTATTGCTTCTGTATCTGTAGTGTAGTTACGATCTACCACTTACTTTTTCTTTTGTTTATTAAAGGCTTTCATAGCCTCACGCATATTGTAGCCTTTAGTGTCTTCATTTTTAAACTTAGTTTTGTTCTTGTTAAAGAAAGCATTAAATTCTGCAGATTGACCTTTTAATCCGCTAGGAGATTTGGGATCTAACTTACGTTTAACTGATTCACGTAAACCATCCCCACGTCCACCTTTAGTGTCACTAATTGTGCTAGTAATAATATTATTTTTCTTTGCTGCACCTAATGGTTTTTTCTTAGGTTTAATAGCAGCAAGAGGTTTTTTTAGATCTTCTGCATATACAGCAGCCATTACCTTACCACTTTTATCTGTATAATAAAGTGATCCAGCTTTCTTAGCGGCAGCAATGCTTTTGTATTTACCTGCATTCTTTTTAGCTTGGGCAGCGGTCATACCCTTTGCCTTAAGTTGATTGTTTAAATATGTTCGTAATGTTACAGCCATAATATTTCTCCTACTTGTAAGTATTTTTAGGGTTGGCGATACCAGTATTCATAGTACCAGTAGATCTAACCATACCACCTTGATTATACATGGCTACTTTACCACCCTTAGCGTATGCTTTCTTTTTCATCATAGCACCACCTTTAGCATAACCTTTCTTTTTAGCCATACCACCTTTATTCATAAAGCCCATTTTATTACGTACATCTTTAGGTAAAGATGCTGCACCTTTATTTGGCGCTGGTTTTAAACCACCTTGGGCATATCCTTTTTTCTTCATCATAATTTATTCCTCACTGTATAGATTATTAAACACTCGTTGCGTATCCCATACGTAGTCTACGTTTTCTTTCGAGTTGTATGTATGTTGATTAGGTTTAAAGTCTGGAGCACCTTCTCCTACCTCAAACCATGCTGGATGAGTTACTCTCACTCTGTTATTGGGCAACGCAACAATGTTACCAGTATATTTACCTGCATCTAACAACTCCAATATATGAGACTGTTTATGTTGTGCAGGATCATCTGCTACTTCACTATCTGTATAGTCAACAGTAAAATAATACTTAGCTGGATAAAACTCCCCATCTATCTTTGCTATCCAAGGCGCTGGGCTTGCACGTTCTAGCTTATACACACTATGTGTATGCGACATACAATCCCAAGGTTGAGCTAAGTACGGAGGTAATTCTTCAGGCCATTCAGCCAAAGGGGTATCCGCAACCAACGCAGTAAGTGGCATCCTAGCCCACATCGCTCCACCATGAACGTTTTCTGATTCATCGAAGTCTGACTCACAACCTGTAAAGATAACTTGAAAGCTGAGTGTTCTGTTGGGGAGCGTAGTAACACCGATGACCATACAGTGAAGAAACTCTCCATGATATTCCTCTAGGTTCTTTGTGTACTCTCTACGTACCCATGCTTTAAAGTAAGGTATACTGCTAGTTAAATAAGACATACCTTATGCTATAATAAAATCTACTATTTGTCCAGTGGGTGTACGTAATTTATTTGGATTAGGGTTGTAAGCATACATTTGATTAACTAGTTTAAGATCTTCTACTGGTGTATCAGGTGTAATCTTATTAGGTTGTTCTGGTTTATACTCTTCGTTATTCCTACTTGATCTATCCTTATCTACCTTTTCAAATATAATATTCTCATGTGTCTGAAAGGGCATACTAGGTAAAGGAAAGTGAGAAATAAGAGTCATTACCACTTCACCTTATGTGACCAATATCTAGCTGATAACTTGCTGGGCTTAGAATCTTGAGCATCATGTCTAGCATAATAACTCTTCTTACGTGCTTTATCTTTTGCAGACTTAGGATTCTTACCAGCACCTTTTACACCCTGCTGACCGAAACGAATAAATTTATATGTGTCACCTTCTTTAGCCATAACACAATGTGACTTCTTAGGATGATTAGGAGTTCTCTTAGGTTTGTTTACACCTTTAAGACCTTCTTCTTTCATTTTAGTTTTAACTCGTTCAGGTATACTCATCAGATCATACTCAATGCTTGGTCTAGTGTTTCTTTATTACGTCTGCTCCAGCCACGACCAAAAGTTTCAAATGTTTTTAAAGACTCATAAAAACTTTGACGTTGCTTATACACACTTTCAATAATCATTTTAGGTTCATGATTCATAACAGCTTGAATTGTCATAGGTCCAATAGCACCATCAACAGTTGCTCCTGCTGCACGTTGAATCGCTTTAGCTGGGCGACCAGAACCAGAGTTAACTGCCCAATCAAAAGCACACCAGTCTACGCCACTAGGAAGATCATCTCCCCGAACTTTATCCCAATAATTTTTCTTATAGATAGGAGCTACATTAATAAATGTTAAGTCACGCATTTCTTGTTCAGTAGATTCACGACCAATCCACTTATCATATACTGCTTTAGTAACACCGAGATTAGTCATGCCACCCGGATCTTTAGGATGATTTACAAATCCACCTTCGTGGTGTAATAACATTGATAAACATTTATCAAAATTCTTTTTCATTACTTTCTCCCAAAAATCCTAGTAGCAGAACGTACACCAAAGCTTGCTGCTACAATTACACCAAGAGTATACTGATACCAATCAGGCATAGACTCCAGTGCTACAAAACCATTAGATACTACATTTCTACCCCAATCACCAGTAAACACTAAAATTAAAGGGATAGAAAAAAGAATAGTTAGCCATTCGTCTTTCCACGAAGACTGACTACCTTGAGCCATAATCTTTTCCCAATCTGCCTCACTGGTTGCACGAGACAACATAATCTGCGCTTCAGCTTCAGCTTTGGCAACCTTAGCTTTAGTTTCTGCAGCTTTAGTTTCAACTTTTCCATTTAACCATGTTCCTGCTAAACTTGTTATCGGGCCTATTAACGCCTGTATCATTTCTCATGTCCTAACCAAACAGCAAAAGCACCTGTCATAGCACCAGTTACTGTAGCAGTAAGTGCTGTAGCCTGAGAAGTCATAGCCTCTGGGGGTAACGACATAAACCAAAATAAAACTTCAATGTACATCCATGTCATTACTAGCATCATTAGTCTTGGCATTATCTTCCAAGCTAAAATACGTTCCATTGCTACAGTCATTCCCATTCCCTTTTTCTTCTAGGTTCAAAAACATCACTGGCACTAAGAAATCCTTCTAGGTACATAGCTCTTTCAACTCTGTCTAGAGAATACTTAGTGCCAGTGTCTTGAAATATTTTTTCTCTTACATAAAAAACATCTGAACGTGGGATATGTACTCTACGGAGTCTACCCTCGTCTTCATCAGCTAGAGCTTTATAAAATTCCTCTAGTACATTATCGGAAGAATACATTTTTGGCAATTAATTGTCCTTAGTTATACTAGTTTAAAATGGGAAGTCAACACCTTTTACCTACGACAAAAGAAAAAATCGACACTATCCTTAAAGGATTACTATAAATACTAATTACTAATTATAATTATTAATAGTATTTAGTATTTAAAGAGTACTCTAAGTATTACTTTAAGTATATTATACCGCACTTTGAATATTTGTCAATACTAAAAGTAAGAAATAATATTTAAATTAATTTAATTTTTCTTTACCACCTTTAAATTTCTATAATAGGTCCAGATCCTATAAAGTATAAGTCCAGTTGATCACAAATTGTTACAGTCTTGAAATATACTACACATAATCCCCCATGTACCCTACAAAGACTTACACCTTTCGTACCAATTATAGGGTTAACCCCCTGTTTTTTATAGAAAATACTATATATGGGCTGGTATTTATTGTGGTTAACAGTTAAAAAATACCCCCCGCTGTCATTGAGTGTATACGCATACGGAGACCCCCCGGATGGCCCATGCCCCCGGCCTCTAAGGAGGCTATGCGTGTCTGAATCCGTAGGATTATGAGCTACTTACAATGCTAAAGCATTGTTATCTATTGTTTTTTAAAACAATAAG